TTAGGCGACCACAAAAGACCACCTAAACCCATAAATCTGCACACAAACAGAACAACAACAAGAATGGAATATATTCTAGGTAAATGGAGCACACAACACACATGATCTATAGACGTATGTACGTATACAAGTAGCTCTACTTGTATTATCTATCTTGTATTGTTTATCATTCCTGTATTGTTTATCTTTGCGTTGACGTATCCTTCTATGTTCTATCTATCTTTGATCTTTCATCTCTGAAGAATACTCTATCTCTATTATTTATTTCTTTCCCGCCAGTATTTGGGGATTATCTTCAGTCTTATCCTTGTCCAGGCTTGTTCTCTGGTTCGATGCTTGCTTCAACGTCAACCAACTCAAATACATCACTCCATTCTCCCCGACATTCCAAACAGATAATATTTTGCCATGCATAATTAAACTCCGATGTTAACTGACCCGCCGAAATATTCTCACAACCACACCAAGGACAAAAATAAGGATGCCCCAAATACTTACTCTTCACCTCATCATCAAAAACATGATCAGTGAACCTCATACAAAACCTCCAAAATCAAAACATAGCACCGGATATAGTTATTTATTTCCGCCCACATTGGCCCCCACAAGGGCTTCTGAGAGGTTCTAACTATCAAAACGAATAATCCACCATCCCCCCAAATATAAATACATTATCCATAGGATAATTAATTTGATAGGTTAGGACAATTCTTTCGACTAATCTTCGAACAAATACCTGACTCTATCAAGATGTTCTTCCATAGTCACCCACTCACCATCAACACTCTTACACATAACATTATCCCCATCCTCACTCATAGCCTCAGGGTGAAGAGCATTGAATAAAGTGAAAAACTCAACCATTCTATCGTAATGAACAGTCTTAAACCACTCATCATTTAGATAGCCAACAGCTTCCTGAAGCAGCAACTTAGAAAGGACAAGAAGCTCAAAATCCTGCTTCCAACCACCCTCCATAAACTCAATAACTGACTCAGGATCATCAGGATCCATTTGTTCAAAATCACTCATGGGTGATAAATCCTCCTGTGAGAGTACCTGACACTAATCCACTCATAACTTGTATTTGGCTCCTGGGATTCATCATAGCCATGAGTAAGAATTAAGTCTTCAAGTTGATCCCAATCTTTACTCTCTAGAATCTCCGAAAGAACCTGTGTGTGCTCTAAAGACAGATACATACTTTACTCCTTTGTGAAATACTCAGGTAGATGACCTTCGACCATGTAAACCTCATCTAGATCTGCCTCATCATAAATGCGATAATACAAGCTATCATGATCATTGATCAAAGTAATTGATACGATGGGATTACCATCAATCTCAAGCACAAAATTGATAGGCTTGTTAGCAACAATATCTTTAGGAATAGAAACCTTCACATTGCCCCCTTATACTGTTCGATTAATATTTTGGCCTCTTGATCCTTGCATAGATATAACTGGATAATTTTATCCGCCTCGTAAGCTAATTCCTGCCTGGTAGGAACCCTAGGATCAACCAGAACCTTAGGTTGGAACCTAAAGCTATGCCAATGCATAAACCCATTCCCACAAGTTTGATAATTAAATTCCACCCGACCTTCCCGACGACCAGGATAATAGTTAACCACCGTCAAAAACTCATCCAAATTCTTATCGGGATTCTTCCTAATATTCTCATAAACCCAACGATCAGGCTGATAATTAGAATTATGATAGAAATCCTCCCAAATGATCGGATAGTGAGCACCCAAATCTACAGTCATCATTCCTCCGTCAACGAATCAATAACGTAATACAACTGTTCTTCAATATCGACCGGATTTCCTTCATCATTAAACCAAATATCCTGATCATCATCATATTCGAAATCTGAATCCAAAGCCCATTCCTCAACACTCTTGTAACCACAAGCCTTGAGATAGGCTTTCATATCAATATCATCATCTTCGTAAGCCATGTTAGAGCTCCTTTCATTACTGGCTGTCTTAAAATCAACATCAATTACATTCTCAACAACTTTTTTGATATAGCGTCTACAATACTTCATTTACCTCCTCAGGCCAAGACTGCATCCAGTTGGTTTCGCAGTCTAAACACTCAATCTGTATCCAATAAGGGTCAACATTATTTTCTCTTGCGTCATCTAAAAGGATCACATCACGCCTAGTACAATCCTCACAGAACATCAGGTAAAACCCTCCTCAATATCTGTCAATTGATAAATCTCAACCCAAACTTTGCTACAATCCTGACACTTACACTTCTGAGAGATAAAATCCAACTCAGAGTCACGATCAATTATGCCAATATTTTCACTTTGGCAATAAGGGCAATTATAAGGATGCTTTACATACCTAGCTATAGCCTCAGGCGTAAGCATTAGACATTCTCCTTCCCATAGTCAAGTATCTTAAAATCCCAACCACCATTCAACACTATGTCCTCAAACTGTTCTAAGCCCCAGACATAAGCGTAGACTCTATTCTCATCAAACAATCTAAGCTTTTCTGATACCTCACCAGCAAAGTCAACCTCAGGATAATTAACAGCAATAAAAGACTCAAATGTGCTGATAATTTCATCACCATCAGTTTGGGCGATAAGACACCAAACAAGTTCAAACTTCCCCTCAGGGAAGTTAAGAACAGTAATCTCAGGCTTCTCCACCATCAAACCCTTCCGGTGTATCCAACCATTCAACAAAGAAGTCCTGAGCCATCTCCACTGGACTAAACCCATAGTAATCATTAATTAACTTAGATGCATTCTCAATCATCTCATCAGAAGCATCACCAGGACTTAATATCTCGTTGCTCTCTGTCATAATCGTTGTACTAACTGTCATGTAAGCTAAGATAAAAGTTACCTCAGCCCGCCAAGTATAAATACCATCAGTCATCAGCATAACTCCCAACTATCAAAACGATTGCTGTTACAACAAGCAAGTACATAACCCAATTCACAAATCTCCTCTCTACACATTATAAAGACCGAACATAAAACCAGGACCGTTACCCTCAGGATCCTGAGATAGCTCAAGAGTTAACTTGCCCCCATCTTTTAGAGTTACATAAAACGTAGGCCAAACTTCTTCGCTGTAGCCTGTGTCCTGAATAACCATCTCAACCCCATCAATAGTTGCTCCAATGAGTTGAGAGTAATACTTCGTGTAATGTTCAGCTTCTTGTAGCAATAATTTGTTTGTCATTTTGCAACCTCCATCAGGTATTTTTGTACTTCTAGAATAATGTCGTCTAAATCACCATGAACCATGTCTAGATGTTCAAGGTTATATGTTTCTGGATCTTCCATGTAAGCATCAAACCAAGGAAAAGAACCATCATGAATTTCTTCCCTGGCCTTCAACCAGTCTGTGTCTGTAAGAATGCCGGCTTTGATCAGACCCTCGTATGATCTAATTCTGACATCGTTATACCAAAAATCCATCTCCCCATCACAGGAGATTTGAACAATTCTATTATTGTATCTGATATAAACTACAGGACTGTGAGTAGTCCCTAAGCAGTAAAATACATCACTCTTGGCTAGATGATCGTACCGATCTTTCCAGTCAAACTCAAATAAATTACTCATTATATGTAACCCAACTCCTCTCCGTTACTATCAGTAAACTTAATCACATCTGGATCAATTGTATGACCCCAACCACAAGCAAAGTCTTCAGCAGCCCATTGGCGAATCATGTCAATAAGATCATCAAGTTCAGGCTCTTGACCCATCTGGTCTTTGTATGAATCAATAATTTCATCTACATGATAAGTAACAGTTCTAGTTGCTATGATATATTTTGGGAGACTACTGCGCTCCTCGTCATTCATTGTATAACCTGAACCTTTCTGGATCTGTACATCCTTCGTTGTGTTCTTCTAATGGGAGAGCACCACAATGAAAACAGCAGGCATCCCAATACTCTTCCCTACAAATTTTACATCTAGGGCCGGTATACATAGCACCTGCTTCTATATCATTGTCATCAATTGTAATCAAACAATCAACACATAGATACTGTCTCATTAGCTACTCCCACATATATTTATACTTGTTCTGCAAGGCAAACTCTTGTGCAGCCAGCTTTGCCGTCCTTTTCAAAAAAGAAACCCTTGATAAAAACCCGACCACAACTAGCACAAGTGAAAGGCTTATCAACATTCCCAAAATATAAAACGGAAGAGCCAATAAGTGTATTAACAGTCTTCTGTGAAGAAGCAACTTTTGCGGGCTTTTTAGATGCCATTTTCTATTCTCCTTTTTCATTGTAAACCAAGTTATCCTTGATGCGATTGTATTGTCTATCAATAATGTCTGCACAAATCGCGGCAGAACTACCAGTCATTACATCAAAAGACTCTGCTTTCAATTTTAGAATTGTCTCCTCTAGAATTTTACCAACAGGAGACTGCGAGCTATCATAATCAATATTCAAACCGCCTTCGTCATCTACTTTAATCACATTAGATAGATTATATCTATCGGCATCAATAGTAGAAAAAATAGTATCAACAGCAACAAGCATATAAGGCCAATCTTTAGGCTTGTATCTGTCATGAATTCTTTGAAGACAAGCAAGCATCAAAACTGTCTTGCCATTAATTTCCCAATCAGGATGGCTTTTAACAAGAGTATAAAGAACCTTATCATTCTGAACGCCGTTGCCCTCAATATAAGGATCATAATAAGCATCCTTAATCAAACAACCAACAGCGCAAGAAAGACCAGTTGGATAACCAAGATCAATAGCATAACCATCGTCGTCATAAATTGATTCAGTCATACCACGATAAGAACAAGTATCAGAGTCATCACCAAGAGCACGATCATTTTGAGTCAGCAAATGATTGCTGATCACAAGATACGCCTGATGATCATTCTGAATATTGATTTTATTTAATTCATTTAATGCTGTCATACTTCCTCCTAACTTGACAATAAAATAAAGAATCAGGCAATACGTTTGGTGAACAATCCATACAGCACGAACAAGTAAGCGAACTAACTTGCCGATATTCAATTCCATTTTTTGTTGATAATAAAAATGTACTGTATGAAACAAACGTATTGCCTGATTCAGTGCTTCCAGTAGGACTCGAACCTACAACCTACGGATTAGAAGTCCGTTGCTCTATCCATTGAGCTATAGAAGCATTGTGAGCACTTTTACAACATACTCAGGTTGTTTGTTTTACGGCAGGGGATGCCCCAATATTCCCGAATAGAGAGATACAGTCTATTCTTGACCCCATGAACAAAGTGACCCAGGTAGGACTCGAACCTACAACCAATAGATTAAAAGTCTACTGCTCTACCATTGAGCTACTGAGTCAAATTGAGATAGGCGGGAAACCTTAACCGCGCAATGTACCAGAAAACGGACTTAACAAATTATTACACTCGATTGTAATAGATTTGCAGGTTTCCCTTCACCTGAAAGGATAGAGGCTAGCCTATCTCAGACCTTTAGTTACTTACAAGGCGTTGCCCAAGGACCACGCCAACCGCAACCATGTTTCTCTTCTCCATATTGCCAAATAGCCAAGCCAGCACGAAGATTAATCTCTGGATCAAAAAGATCGTCACAAGTATTCAAAATGCCTCTATCTTGCAACCAACCTTTTTCAGACCACTTACTAGGTCTACACCAGTAACCATTAATCTGCATTAGTCCACGACTACCTGACGAAGGATCAGTTTTGTTATGACTTCCAATATTACACCGACTTTCACGATGTAATACATAAGACATAGTTGACCATTCTTCTGCCGGCCAACCAACAGAAATTGCTAGATCGTACCATTGACCGCACTTTCCGTATTTCTGAATGTCTTGTTCTTTCTTGATTTCCTTTAAAAGAAGATCAAGGCCAACCCAATCAACACTAGCAAATGGCGAAATCGTCGTAGTTGTGACATATTCGATTCTTTCTTGTGCCAGTCTATCAGCATTCTCCTCAGGTTGATAATTGATAGTAGTAGTTGTTGTTACCACAGGCTGATCATCCATTGTTTGCGAAACAACAACAGGACCAGCAATTAGAGCGCTAATAGTAAGCGCTGCTATTAAAGTTATAATTTTCATATTTGCTCCTTAGATGTGTGTCTAAACGAAAACCGTTTCGGCATCGCATTTTCAGTAGCAAAACGAAGAGCCTACAAACAAATCGCTTTACTAGTAGGTTTAAACAATAAATACCACCTCCGAGTGGGCATCTATCTATTATACATTATTGTGTATAAACTGTGTAGTTTGTACCCCTGGGTGGAATCGAACCACCTTTAAGACTTTATAAGAGTCTCGTCCTAACCAGTGAACGACAGGGGTTTATTCTATTATGAAAGAGAAGACTTCGCTTCTTTCACAAGAGAACCGTACAAAAATTTATTCAACATCATATGACCACGAAGAAATCTTTTATCCTGCGCCTTGAGGTGATTCATGAAATCTTTGTAATCATACAAACTTCCTGCCTCAATCAACAACGAGATTTCTGTCACAACCTGCTGTCGAACATCGTCGTTCATTTCGTTATGCATAAAGCTCCTAAAGAATATGGCTCATGCTATAAGTATCAAGCGTAACTTCATTGCTATCATCAAGACCTGGGTAATGAACTAAAATTTCTGCGTCAAGGCTATGGACTGTCTTAGTCACAGCATTCATAGTAAGCCGCCATTTGCTTTCTTCAAAATCAAGTTCATCACACTGATGATTGACTTCAAAGTATTCAAGATACGGAGCCATAGCAACAAAGAAAACTTCATGCTGACCCCACTTATCTCCATATGAGAACCAGTATCTCAATGTATCATCATCAAGACTTTCTTCCATAATATCCCAGCCATGTAAACCTTCAATAATGTCTGGAATAGAATGAATACTATCCTCATATTCTGGTGGAATCCAAGAGAACCAGTACTGTCTTTCACCTTGTGATACAGTACCACCACGCTTCAATTCATTGTGCTGATTTAAATCACGAACAGCTTGAACTGCTTTTTCAATATTATCTTTTTTGATATCAAGATAACCATGAATATTAATATATGTACCCATCACGGGCCTTTCTACTCGTAGAATTTTTTCATCAATGCATTTACAATATCTGGGTTAAGCTGAGGTAACTGAGCTAACTCATGTCTAAATGTAGAATAAGTCAGAGCATACATCTTCAAAGCATCTTCCTTACTAACAGAGCACTGCTCAGAAACGACTTGCAATAGCATAGTCATATGAAGAACTGAAGCAAATATCAGTCCTGACAATAAACCTGGACCTTGTATATCACCTTCTTCCGTTAAGGATTCGATAACCATAGCAACATTTTCAAAACGGTGTTCGTTAGAAGTATTATAGGCAGATAACAACTGCAGCATTACATCTGTGTACAGAACTTTATCTTCATTTGCCATAATAATATTATACACCAGATGTGCCTGTGGTGGGACTCGAACCCACACTTTAAGGATTTTAAGTCCTCTGCCTCTGCCATTGGGCTACACAGGCAGTATTTTATTTTCTCGCAAGAAAACCTAGAAGATATATGAAAACGTCCGTCTTCTGATGATCATTCATTTTAGACTCCCAGAAAGAAACCGCCGACTCAAGAACATCTTCTTTGAATTCCCTATCATGCCTATGCGTTACAAGAGCAGTGTAGAGTTCCCTTACCCATTTCTGAGCAAACTCCAGGTCATCACCCGATTCATCAAATACACTATTCCACCTCTTTTCTAGTTTTTTTTGCCTTCTTAGAGACCCCATCACCCTTCCTTTCTATTTTTTTTGCAACATCTTCTGGTGACATAAGATCATCGGGAGTGACACCTTTGGATATCAAATCATTGAAGTATCCAATATTCTTTTCGATCTCACGAACAGAAGATGAGTTTGGATTATAAAAGTATTCCTTAACTGGCCCAGAAATCTTTTCACCAGTAGTATATTCAAACACTCTAGCGTTCCAGTTATCTGGTTTAAAACCAAATGTTCTTTCACAAATACGACTGGCTTTTGAAACAGCCTCAATCGGAGTCTCGGTTTGCTCAATCAAAACTGGAAATCTGTACTCTACAACGTAGTACTTGTCAAATTTAGGCATCTGTCCTCATATAAATAGAAATGCAAAAAGAAAAAATAACATAAAAAACGCTACTATTGGTGCAATAACAATTGTAACACCTATAGCAAAAGTAAAAACAGCACCCATAAAAAAAAGCTGCCATAGACCGATGAAGAAATCTTCAACACTATATCTTTCTTCAAACCATTTTTTCAATGACATATTGACCTCACTTCACACATGTAACATTGTTTACATTGCACAAACCAGGAATCAAGAAATTCACTCCATTAGTGCTTACTTTAAGAACACCTGAGTTTTCACTAAAGCGAATGTCAGGGTTGGTAATGAATACCCGATCACCAACAGTTATGATTGATATGTTAGCATTTTGAGTAATCGTGTAAAGCATATTTGAGCCAAGATGAGATGACTTGTCCATCGGGAACACTATCACATCTTGATCCAGTTCGTAGAACTTAGCATCATAAAATTTCATCATTAGTGAAGCAATACGACGATCAGCAACATCTCTAAAGAAACGATAATCGCTATCTGCATAGCCTGTATCAAGATGATCGTACTCATGAACAATAGTTGCTACAATACTTTCGACGCTATCCTGAACATGATTCTTGTTGATAAACATCATGCGCTCAGAACGATCCTTTGTCGCATTGATAGTAACACCGAGATTGCGCTCAAGATCAGAGGTGAAGACACCAAGTTTCTGACTGACAACAAGATCTTTAATTTCTGGGATAAACGAAGATGCAACTTCAATTGCCTTAACTACGTTAGGATACTTTGCCGGCGACAGATCAAAATCTGTGTTCAAATTGTATTCTTCACCGAGTACATCAATATAATTTGTAACCCCTGCTGCCTTGAGAATGCAATAAAGGTTATCGCTAGAGATCAGTACAGGATTGAAGCCTCTAAGTTTAATCGAATCCTGAACATTATAAGCAGCACCAACTTCATCATAAATAGCAGAGTTTTTACCGTACACATTCACAAAGCCATCGTACCACTTATTAGAAACATTATGTTCTTCTAAAGACTTGGCCCCAGAAATCTTTGAAAGTTCAAAAGGCTCAAAGTTATCTCGCTCATACCTGATAATCTTTTCAATCTGCTTGACATCATCCATCATTGGAATCTTGCCTGTAATAGTCCACTCAGCTTCCCAAAGAGAAGCGAGATTACGCTCTTCATTAAGACGAACGTCATCAATATTGAAATCATAAATGGACTCATACTGATCAGACTCATGAACAAGAACATTGTGACAGTAGATTCTCAGTTTGTGATCAACTTTCTCAAGAAACTTGACGCTTCGTGTTTCATATAGAACCTCACGATCATTAGCAAAGTACTTATGAAAGTTGTTATGAACTTCGATCAAATCTGGTGCTGCTGAGATAAACACAGAAAACTCACCATCAACGACAGTCAGTTCAGAAGAATCAACAACGTCAATTGACCAATTACCATCATCGAAAGCGTTAGCAACTGCTTCACGATAAATTTGAAAAGGAGTAACCCAAGACAAGCAACCAGCATCAATAGTAAAAGAAGAAGACTTCTGGTAATCGCCATAATCATAGGCAACACATTCGACACCATCTTCAACTACTTTTGTATAGCGCAACTTATACTGACCCAAAGAATCAGTACCAACAAACCACCATTCCCAACCATTACGCAAAGCAGCAATAGGAGCAAACTTAATACCTGAACCAAATTGACCGATAGTACCAGGATCATTTCGCTTAGTCGAAAGACCAAGTTTCTCCAAGTTGATACGAGGCACAAAGCCAGTCTTATTTGTAATCTTGAGATACTTACTTGCCATTATTTATCCCCTCAGTCGTTTTCTTCAGTTACTTCACAATCATGGCCATAAGACCACTCATTAGCATCATCCTCATCAAGCAGATCGAAAACACGATCACACTCTGGGCAAATAACACTTGTCACAATGTTCCTCATTGGTCACTCATACTTTCTTTGTATTCTAGAGCAGAAACAGTAAGCATAGCCTTAACCTCAGGCGACGAATACTTAATTGACTTATCATTCCTAAGAATGTTCTTCACCCACTCAGCATTGCTACGAGTAGAAACATTCGTAGAAAGACCAATGTGCTTCTTAACAATATAAGGAGTGATGTACTGGTTATTCCACAACCCATCTTCACCCAGATGAGCAGTCACATACAAACCATCAACCTTCTCCAAAAACTTCCACCTAGCATAGAAATCAGGTGCTGTTTTCTCTGTGAGATGACCAATAGCAACTGCTGCTGAACCAAAGATAAGAGCTTTCAATTCGGGAACAACATCATCATATTCTCCCCAACCATCATCTCGTTTCATCCAGATAGAATCCAGATCATCTTTGTAGAAGTCTACTTCACTAACATTCCAAGTCAAAGGCATTACTTTTCCTCCTTAGTACGGCAATTCTGTATTGATAAACGACTGAATGTCTCCATCAAATTGATTAACTGCGATATCAACAAGATCAGAAACATTATTGTTAACTGTATTCACAAGACCGACAGTCAAGCTACGATGAATAATTTCATTGAGCTGACTGACAGTCAAAGAAATAGTCGGCTCTGCTGGCTTTGTCTCAGGGAAACCAAGACGCTCAGTAACACCACTCATGATTGATTCTGTAACTTCAGGCTCAGGAGTTGGCTTATACAACCAGTTGTCAATAAAACTACCGAGCTTCTTAGCAAACTCATCGTTATTAAACATTGAATAAACAATGCTATCCTCAATCAAGCCTTCAACAGCACGACCAAGACCACAATGAGCACCAGGATTGAACTCACCAATTAGTGATTCAATTTGGCTAGAAAAGGATTCATTACGATTTTCAATCTCACTAGCGATTTGATCATAATCAAGGTAGTCTCTATGAAGAGTATCAGCGATATCGTCTAAGTCGATATAATCATCAATATTTTTTTCGATATCCTTCTGAATTTCTTCAATAATGTCATTCTTGATGTTCTCAGATACTTCATCAGAAAGATTAGCCTTAAGTTCATCAATCATTTCATCCAACTGGTCAGTTGGCAAACGTAGTGTAATGTATTCCTGCATTATTATTCTCCCTTTTAGTATGTACCAATAACGTATTCAGCATAACGAAACAAAGGTGTATCTCTATCAACTGGCTTTTGAGCATGATCAAACCAATCAGCAAAGTGATAGTCAAGTCTGACAATCTTATTGCCATTCTCATGGTCAATAAGAGCTGTAAGGTAATCAGCAGGACCACCCCATGAAAGATCAATCTTAGCAGTCTTCCATTCTGTATAGCCGAGCGCAAAGTTATTCAGAGCTTCATAAGGATCATGATAACCATCAACAGGCGAATCTGTATCACAAGCCTCAAAAATTTCCGCAATACTTGCTTCACGACTTCTAAGATGATCATAAATTCTTTGTTCGCATGTCTTCTTTTCTTCAGTTGTCACTATAACCTCCTATTTCTCTATCATGAACTCCGGTTTCCCAACCATCTTCCCACTCTTTAGTGATATCCAATCCAATGCTTTCCATTGCAATATCATGTAGTTGTCTACTAGGTGGATCATAGTTATCAGTCATTCCGCAATAGTATCCGGTGGCAAACCAGTACTTTTCAGAAGATCTTGCTTTCTTTTTACCCAACTTCAAATCACCCCTTGTAAAAGCAAGTTCTTGCATCACTCAAAAGAATGATGTTCTTATCAAGACGGTTCTTTGTCATCTTGTAGTTGTAATTATCAACGATAACAGAACAAAGAGACTGAACCTTTGAGAAGGCTGACTTACCAGAAGACATAGCGTTTGACTTCATCACAGCAATTGAAGGTTCACCTAGCGAATTGAATGCTTTTGCAAGCCTGTCATCTTTGATGTTTGGGTACTGACAGATGATCGCAGAGCAAGCAATGATGTATTCACTACACAAAAACTTTGAATGATTACCGTTAGCAAGGATAAGAACCTTAATAACACGATCAAGTTTGTTTGATCCAATCTTCTCAATCATCTTTCGCACAGTTCCTACCGCACGAACACAACCATATCCATTCACATCAGAGAATCTAAGGTTGTTATTCTCAAGAAGTAAATCCATCTCAACAGCAGTTGTCTCTCCAGCGGAAGAAGATGCTGTATGAATGTCGAAACGCTTCGGCTTTGTTCTTTCTTCATTCAATGAAATGAACAAAGATGCTTCTTGCTTCAGTGTCAAATCAAAATAGACAAGAGCATTGATATTTTCATCACCCTTGCCAAGAAGATTCATTGCAGCAACTCTATGTCCACCGTCAAGAATGAACATATCACCAGACTCACGAATAGAAACAATGATAACTCCAAGAGCATCATAGTTGAAATTTCTCGCAATTTTTGCGACTTTTGCCTTACTCTGCTGTCTCTGGTAAGAGTAGTCTATTAAAAGATCACTAACTTTTACAACTGAAGTAAGAGCATGCTTAGAAGGACTAGCAATCTTGACAATATCAGGAGAAAAGCTTGCTGTGACCATTGGTACGCCAATACCTCTATTACGAAGTTCTCTAAGAGAAGTAACTTCGTCAAAACCAAGATCTAATTTCCCGGTTTCCTTGCTCATGAAACAACCTCCTTGAGTTGTTGAATATTGTGAACAATTAATGCCTCCACTTTGGAAACATCAATAAGGGTTGAAGAAAGTTTTTTGATTTGATCTGGTGTAAAGGAAGCCCACACACCAAACTCTTGATTTGTCTCACAGGCGTAAAGTAAACACTCTGTTGATACAGGGCATTTCTCACACATGTTGGCAATCTTAATCAAAATCTTTCTTTTGCCTCTGCGAGCAGAGGGTGTATGAATAGCATACAAAATTTCTGTCTGACCTTTACAGTTGGCAGAAGACTGCCACTCTGGTTTAGAAAAAATCGTCAGAAATTCATTACTCATCTGCACCTCGTTTGATCGATTCCCGTATACTCTCAATAACATTGTCTCTAATAAATTCCATAGATTCGTTAAGAACATCGTGATTAAATTTATTAATTGTCTTAATCATCACGGCTAGATTAAACATCATGCTGACTGTAATATCGACTGTCTTAGTCAAAAGACCTTCAAAATCCAATGAGTCAACATCACCTAGCATTTCGTGAAGAATATAAAAAAAGTTATCTATAAACTGTTTGCTAAAATCCTCTTGATCAGCATATTCATAATATTTGTCAATATATGATGCAATCATCTCAGTCTTAATTAGTTGTTCAATATCTTCAGTGCTTGACATTTTCATCCATTCTCTTAATGCTGATCGACATCTTCTTCAAATCTTTTGCTTTAATACCACCCCAAATTCCATACTCTTCATTGTTATCAATGGCATACTGTAAACACTCACCAGAGACAGAGCAAGAAGCGCATATTGACTTTGCTATCGTGTCAAGTTTTCTTGATTCACGAAGAGGAAGATGCTCAGTAAAAAAGTATTCACTTTTATCTTTACACGCACCTCGTTCATACCAGGGGGTTTCATTGTTAGATACTGTCATCTAATTGCTCAATTTCTCCAAGATAAAACTCAACATCAGCAAGAATGTCATCGAGCTTGACATAAGATTGAACACATTCAGCACCACGGCTTTCACCATTCACAAATGAAAAGAAACCTTCAAACCCCATACCAGGCTCATGGTACTGCGCATAGAAATAAACATTCCTAAACTCAGGCATAGCAGAGATTCTTTGGAAACCTTCTTCAGGAGGCGACCAAGCAGTATCACAAGTGAAAGTAATAATCTTATACTCACCCTCAATCGTTATTTGAAGATTATTAATATCATGAAGATCCCACTTAGTACCCCAGTTATTCACTCTCCACCAGTACCAATCAGCAGACCCATACTTAGACATCATCTCAAGTTTTTGTGCTTCATTAAGATTAGGAGAACCAAGATCCAAAAGTTCTTTCGGAGTTGGAATTAACTTCTCAAAGAAACCATCATCAGCATCAAGATACTGAGACAGGGTATCAATATTAGTATTATCTTTCTTTGCCGCAATAGCAAACTCATTTTCACACCAATTAGGCATTTTATTCTTCCTCCTCGTCAATATCAATCATTACAACTTCAACTTTGGCAATCCTCGTACCAAAGTCTGGATCATCTACATAAGTAGCATAAACGGGATAGAAACCATCACCGAATCCAGAACTAAAAGCAACCGCTACACCTTCAAATCCAGATTCAAAAGCCATGCTTCCAGCTTGCGAATTAGAAAGAGTAGCACCACAGACACCGTTATAATTAAACGGATAATAACCAGAGTTATCAGGTTTTGCTCTTTCAAATGGACCATCTTCCCAATCCTTAGACTTAATGTAGCAGGGATCACAAAGCATAAGCTGACCACTATCAACTGCTACATGTCCAATCAATTTCATCCAATAATCAGCCATCATTCTCCAATCTCTTCAATGATTTTTTCGTAACAACCTTCACAAAGAAGTTCTTCACCATCTTCATCAATTTGCCAAAATTCGGTAATTGAATCCGTAGCAGGAATGTGATCATCATGTAAAAGAAATCCGACAGGCTTTTTACAATCACGGCATCTCAGTTCATCAAAATTATTAAAAGCCAGATCATAAGGCGGATACGGTTCATCGTATGTAGCATAACTTACAGCTTCTTTAATTAATTCATACGAATGAAAAATTGGACCGCTTCTCCAATCAGGTTCTTCCGTAAGCCAACGATCAAGAGCTTCTTTATCAAAACTCATTACTCACCATCCTTTACAAAACAAAGATCATTAACAACATTAGTCAGTTCAATAATGACATCTTCTGGAACAGAAACGGAATCAAGATTGTCCTTAATCCATTTCAAATCACCACGCTTATTGATAGGAACATCTGTATGCTCAAGAAGTTCCTGAAGAATAAAGAAAGGTGCTCTCGGATTTGTAATCTTAAACTCATTAACTTCAGGCATCATTCTCCTCATCAAAAAGATTCAATTGACCATCTAACTTATGCACAACATTTGCCGGCGCACCAAAGTTGTCACCCCAGAAGATAATGGGCAAACCTTCTTCTTCTACCCACTCATCCCAAAACTCACGATATCTGGCATCGCACAAACTTAGATCATAAGCAGCATAACGCATAAGATGTTCAGTAACAGAAGCACCGTCAAGGTTGTAACCAACAACATCATAATCATCAAGTTGACTAAGTTCTTCAAGAATTAAGGCTGCCGTTTCTTCTTTCGAATTAGCAACATAAATTTCAGCCGGCAACTCTTGAGTAATCCACTCCAATTCCTGATTATAACAATACTCATAAAGAGCATCATCATCAACAATAGGATAGTCATCCAATTGAACAAGCCAATCCATAGCAGCTTTAAAAGCATCAGTAATACTATCATCAGTGATACTATCATGACTGATACTATCTTTGAGAATACGGCAAGTCAATCTATCAACATGACCTACAGCCCAATGCCTCAAACCAACAACTTCAAAATCGTCAGGAAACTTCTCCATCAAATCTTTTTTAATCAGATCGAAATTGACGATCTGAACAGAATCAGAAGCATTGTGAACATCAATACCTGACCAACCCCAAGTATCAAACATTTCATCACTACCCCACCAGCCGAAATCTTCAGGCTTTTGTAAAGCTTGCTGAGCAAGTTCAACAAGAGTTAAGCCTTTATACAAAACATCACTCATACCCAATACCCAGCCTCCTTTAGTTCCTTTCTGGCTTCTTCATCCCAATAATGATAATGAGAACGCTCAACAGAAAGAGCACAACCCCTAGATGTTTCATCATCAGTTTTGTAATACACAACTACTTCACAGTATCGACCAAAATCATGATTGAACCACTTCTTATCAAAAAGAACCCAATCATTTTCCACCCAAAGAGAAAACTCACGCTCAAGCTGATTGATAAAAGCATTGACTTCGATCTTTGTTTTCCTAAGGTAATCCTCGCTACCAACCTGAACACAATCTTCCTCAGGCGGAGTAGGCCCAATATTTAGATAATCGTCAAACATGATTCCTCCTTATTTTCAGAAATACTCTCTAATTATGTCTACAAGTTCTTCAAACGTGAGACCATTATCATTATCTTCAGCAAGTGAACAAGTCAACTCATCTCCGTCATCAATATTAGGACAAGAGTATCCACCAGAAGCCGTTTCCAAACCAGCCCAACTTTTTACAGTAGCAGGAACTGTTTCTGATTCATTATCAAAGGCGTATACATTAGATTCAGACAGGGATCTTTCCATATCAATATCGACACCATTTTTCATGGCAAGATCTGTAAGAACACCTAGACAACACCATGACTTAGAGCCATCATTATTATCTTGACAAAGATAATGTTGACCCTGCTGGTAATCACCAGAAAGAAGAGCTTCAATCCACATGGCTTTAACTTTTGGATTCATTTTAATTATGTGATTCATATTTAATCCTCCCAATCGTAATAGGAATATTCATCTGAGGGAAATACCTCATTCTCATGGCAAACTCTACAAAAATTATCTTCAGGTTGCTCAGGATATTCAGAACCGCAACTTCTACAAATATAAGAAGTCACAAGAACTTCCCATATTGTACAAACACATCTTCACCGCTAAGAATACGATAAAGCATGTCAGCAGCATGCTTAGGGTGAATACTATCGGCATCAATTTTCTTTTTATTCGGATTACCAAGAGTTTTATGGCTATCAAAACCGTAGTCATTGATATACCGATTCCAAACAGAATCTTCACCGAAATAAAACAACTGATCTGCTTGACTCATAGAAAGGCCAAGCCATTCAGCGGCATAATGCCTAACATCACCCAGAAGAAGTTCTTCGTCGTCTAATTCTAATCCTTCATATTCATCAGCATCAATGGCATTGAATTTTCCATTATTTGCCAAAGCAACAGCCCAACCAGCAATACAACCAGCAGTACCACAATCATTAATATCTAAACGCTCACCCTCCATGTGTTCTTGATACTCATCTTGATATGAGCTAACCCAATAGTTCATATTAAAACGACTCTTATCAATATCTTCAAGATGAAGAGCAAGCTTCATCATATTTTCACGATTAATCATTTCACGGCCTCCATTCATTAGAAAGATCAAACTCACCATTAGCAATCTGACGCAGCATAAAAGCTGCTACACTATTTGTAATTTTTTCACCAAGCTTCTCTGAATCAATACTGCCGTGGTAGTCAGAGAATGCTTCAATTTCTTCAATATCTTCAACATCAATCAGATGCTTATACATCTCCCAATATTGAACCCAAATAGAATCAGGATCAACATAAAACAAACGAGAAGCCTGAGCAAATGTTAGACCAAGAATCCTTGCCCCACTAAAGACGTTGTAGTTAGCCATTTCTGGACTAATAATAGTAGGCATAGTTACTTCCCCACCATTCTCCATCGCCATAGCCCAGCCAGCAATACATCCTGCTGTATTGCAAATGTTAACGTCAAGATTAGATGTTGGGGTGTAATATCCTTTACTAAAGTCTGAGGCCCAGAATCCAATATTGAATCTCCAACGGTCAAGATTTTCAATAAAGTCAGCCAATTCCAGCATCTTTTGCTTATTCATTCTTCCTCCATAACACTGTGTTTACAACCAATTTGACCACACTCATAACAGAAGTCACTTATGGGAAGCAACTCCAAATCTTCTTCATCAATCTTATGAATCATGTCATCACCAACCATTACACAATCGTAACAGTCATCAGCAACAATTTCTTCAAGAAATCCGTCATCATCAAGATCACGATGAATAGTTGTATTGCGATAAATATACATAGCAATACCACTAAAACGCTTCGACTTTACATAGTCGCCAGGTTTAAATTTATTAGGCATACAATCCTTTCATCAAACAAGAACGAGTTCTTTTTGTTCAATACTTTCTTCAATAACAGTATCTGTTCCAACAATAAGGGCTTTGAAATTACCAAACTCATCTGCTTCCTGTAAAACAAGAAGGATCTGCTCAGGTGAAGATAAGTTTCTTACAATAGCCCCCTTTTTAATATTAGTGTAATTCATAATCAATCTTTCTAGTATTCGAATGAGTCAAGATCTGATCTTGTATTAACTTGCTTGAGCTCAGATTTCTTGACCCAGAAATAGTTGCACTTATGCAAAAGAGCAGGGGTGTATTCATCTAAGAACTCACTCCTGCTCTTTCCTAATCCTTTATGTTGACATTCTTTTTCTAAACAATAGTCATAACCAAGTTCTGATCGCTCATCAGAATAATCTGACAGGCAATAGACACAAGTTGCCATAATCTAGAATCCTTCCCAGTTAGCCTCTCCATTTTCATCTAATACATAGATAAACCACCCATCATCTGATTTCATGATGGATTGACAAAACTGAATCTCAGAGATGCTTTTAATATCATTCATTGCTTCTTTAAGTCTTTCCATGTAATCATGAACAAATTCATCATCAAACATAACTCACCCCCTCGGCTTATCTTTTTGAGAAACGTAAGTTGAATTCATTGCAGCAGAGTAAGCTGAGGCATGAGAAAGACCATTGTATGTTCTTTCCATGATATATTCTGTAGCAAATGGCTTTGTCCAGCCAAACTGATTCATAGCTCTAAGAATAAGAAGTTCACGATGCATTAGCAACCCACGCTTTCTTCATACCATCGTACAATTCTTGTGAAATCGAACCAGCACAATAATACGGATCGTTTTCAGTAGCAATAATGTCAGCAGCACAATCTGGATTATTCTGATTGATTTGAACAAACAAGAACTTTCCAAATGGAGTATTTGCTGGCTTTTCTGAGATGTATTCACTCAGAGTTTCAATGAAGAAACAATCGAAATCTTTCATTACTTTCCTTTCCACCATTGATCATACGGATTTGATTCTGGTGACAAGTTGTCACCAACTTTTCTTTTTGCATTTTCAAATGCTTGCCAGTTATTACCAGTACCGATAGAAAAAGACTCATTCACAAAAGCAGAGAAGAAATCATCTGACCATTGAGATTTATCTGAGCACTTTCTTTTTTTTCTCATAGACTAGAAACCTTTCGACATAACTTGCTTTGTCTTTTGATTACCATGACCATTTGGGCATGGAGTCGTAGAGCCTTTCTCTACTCTGAATAACCTCATTGGTTGATGAGTATTTATCTCACAACCACAATGAAGAACTTGAATAGCAGTCTTTGAACCGCTTATATCTTTGGCAAAGAAACTGCCATCTGTATAAAAATGAAGTTCGCTAATCATTACAGATTAACACCTTTCTGACTATTGGCATGTATACCAACACCAAACATGAGTAACTCACATTCACCATTCTTATCATAAACCCAAGCAGGTTCAAGAACCATAAATGGAGCATTAGTTTGAAACCAACCAGGTGCGTCAGTCATGATGTTTCCATAAACACCAAATCTACGAATTCCCATTTCACCAAGTTCCATTTCAATTACTTCGCATTCATTAGACAAAATGCTACTCATATCTTGAATTACTTTTTCATCAATACCACAGTTTTTCAAGATACTACCAACAGCTTCAATATTTCTATGAGCATGAAGGATGGCATTTTGTAATTTCATGTGACACATTTTGAGTTCGTAAAGCTCATGCCTTACTTTTTCAAGTTGAGACTCATTCATTGACTTATCCTTTCAGTTGTTATTTTTCGAAACGATTTGAAATGTTGATACGCTCACCATTCACAATGGCAACATTACTAATACCACCATTGCTATAAGGCTTAGCACCACCCCAGCTAAACTTTTTGTCTTGCGAATAAGGAAGAACAGGGGGCAGAACTTGATGTTGAGCATACTCATCGACTTGCTCTAACTTTTCGAGATAGTTGATCTGAGCAAGAAGATTGAGCAACTGATTTGCTGAAATACTGTAACCACGATTAGTTACAACTTCCCAGCTCGTATTACCACCACTAACAACAGCAACAGCATCAACAACAGTGCCATAATCTTTGTCACCGTCACACACTTCGACACCGATAAGGTTTTGTATTTTCTGCGGCAGATGATCAGACATTGGTATCTCCTTGATAGTTGAGAGGAAGAATGGCATTGAGTTGAAGTTTGTAAATGTCGTCAGTATTGAGCAAAGGAAGGAAAGGATCTTTGTCTGGGTTGTAAGCCCCGTTTAGCCTTTCTTGACGACGAATGTTTGAACGAACAAGGGCTGAGACATAAGCAATACGACCCTCTTCGTCTTTGTATTCCCAGGGCTTAGTGGAATACTTTGGCTTGCGCTTACGATTTGATCTGCGCTGAGAGTCCACAGAAGATAGACGAATAACATCGGGATTTGACATTACCATTACCTTTCGCTTTGTATTTGGATAAAGTTTGGGCAAAGAAATAAGCATAAGATTTCCGCTGGTCTTTGAGAGAAATCTGATAACATACCGCAAGTTTAGGTCATGGAAATTCCGCTGTCAAGTCGTAACTCAACAAAGTCTAGAAAAATTTAATTCCGCAATGAATCGTTAAGAGTTTGCGAAAGAGTTAGATCATCTCACACGCCAGAGCTTCGCCGCAGTTTGTAAATGTCAGGCCGCAATGGTTTTACAATCAAGCTCGAGATTTAGCACAAAGCTAAGCACGAAACACATTGGCAAACTCAAAACAAAAGACTTTGCGAACGGGGCTGTGTTTGTAAATGTTTTTTGCAAATTTTAGTACAAATTTTTGGCGCATACGACGAAATACAGGACGAGTCGGTTCCCAGATCATTTTCAAATTTTTAGGAGACCAGTAATGCTATATGTAATAGGGGCTACTCTGTCTCTGGGTCTGAGGACTTAACAGGATTAGCTCTAGCATTTTCAACCAGCCAGTTAACAAGAGTTCCTGTGTATTCCATTCTGCCGAGATGAGTTAGTTTAATAGATGGATCCACCCATACCTCACCACCTATTTTTTGCCAGTAGCGGCCAAAGCCATAATCTTCTGACAGGAAGCGGCCAGTTTCATCGACATAACTATTAAACAGAGCATATGAGTTATTCAGTTCTTCACCCTTCAAAGAACCCGTATCATCACGGTACTTCAGTTCAGGATAATGCTCAAACATTTTTTCAAATACAGACCTTTTAATCAACATAAAGCCAGTGCCAGCATCATAAATAGAGAGAGCACCATTATTAACCTTTACACGATTCTCACCGTGATAAGCAGGATTAACCACGTATCTAAGAGATGTTTCCATCAATTGATCCGGCTCTAAGTATGCAGCCTTCTCTTTGACTTTTTCCCAATTAATTTCTTTAATCGGATAAGCACCAGTCATAATATCCTTATCATGCCAAAGGAGCTTTAGGATATCATCAGCATCAAATCCAAGATCAACATCAATAAACATTAGGTGTGTGAAATCAGGATTAGCCATAAATTTAGCAACAAGTTGATTTCTACCTCTATTTATTAGAGAATCACTGATTGTACTAACAGCAAATCTCAAGCCAAGTTCTCTAAATCTCATAGCAGTTCTCATCATAGACATAAAGAACGGCTCAGTAATTTGACGGTCATAACATGGCAAAGCAAACATCGGATACCATGTGTTAATTTGATCTTTATCAATTTCAATTTTAATTTCTTCAGTAGAAAGCATACAAGCATTATAGCAAAAAAAAAAGCGCCGGCTCATTGCGAGCCGGCGCTTTTTTGTAATTGTTTAAAATTAGATTGTGTCCGAAGACTTCTTCGACTTGCTCTTTGTGCTAACAACAGAATCAACCGGACGAGAAGCCTTGAAATAAAGCTCGCTATTGTTACGATCATGAGAGATCTTAACAGTCAAGCCTAACTTCTTAGCCTGAGTGCGGATTCTCTGCTGCATTGAGTTATACGAATTACCATGATCAACTCCTTCGATAACATAGGACTTGTCGGTATTCGATGACTCAATAAGGCAGTCGATAATCATTTGCAATTCAGCCGAGACACGGCCACTGCGAGTGATTGCCGGAAAGTTTTCTGTTTCCTTGATTGAAAGCATTTGTATTTCCTATCTGTGTGGTGGGGTCGGTCGCCCCGTTGTCGAAAGACATAGTATCTCGCCCAACGGGGCCTTGCTACAGAAAAACGACTTTTTTAAAAAAAAATTTGTTGTAGCGGAAAAGCCTATAAGTTTTCCAACCACAAGTCTTCCAAGCCTTGCGGAGAGGATTTGCTGTAACCAGGGATAAACTCATTGACATTACCATCATAAATTCTAACCGTGCCGTAGCCGAGTTCTTCTTCGTCATTCTCCCAATCAATACCAGGACGCAAGATTTCAATATCCATTTCCGATTCGATAGCGATGTTATCGATACAACAAGCAACAGATCCAGCAACAGCGTCAGCAAGATCCTTTGAACCCTCAGCCGGGTGATCAATCTTATTATTAGCAAAAAGCCTGAGCTTTAACAGTTCCTCTTCAACAAGTAACTCATTCCAATAACCTCTCAATCGTCTATCGTAAATAGCAGTCATTAAGCTGTCGTAGTCTGACTTCTTAACAGATCTAAAGTCTGCATTAATATTTTGAGATCTAAGCGACTGTATCATTTCTACAGACTGCCACCTGTCAAAAGTTACTAGTCCAACATCAAATTTTCTACACAGTTCTACGATCATACTTCTAATTGAAGCAAAGTTAATTTCTTGACCGTGAGCTGCTTCCCATGACGTTACAAAATCAACATTAATAATTGGCAATGTTTCAACACCAATCCCCGTCTTAACTTCTGTAAATCCAGAGCAGTGAGACATGGCTAAAGCAGCGCGGTCCCTCTTCAAACCAAGATCGACATGAATAAAACGAACATGGTTGTCCTGATTATTGAACCATTTTTTGTAAGTGCCATCCTCATTAAGAGGATCATCAGCATAAGAAAATGCTGCTCTTACAAGATCTGGATCTCTAAAGAAAGCATCTTCCATGTTGGGAGGCTCACATTCAAAACGAGCTCTTGCTTCAATAGGATTTCTAATAAACTCTGACTCAAGATCTTCTCTTTTAATTGTTGGATTAACTTCCCATGTTGCCGCTTTAACCGTCCAGGTTTTTGGTTCCATCTTATCATTAGCAGAGAAATATCTTTGCTGAATAAAGTCGCCCTTATATCTAGGGAATGATAGAAGGATGACTTTGCCAACCTCAGGGAAACGAGACATAACAGATAACTTACTCATGTTATAAATTGCAGAAGCTGAACCTTTGGCTCTTGTTTCACCACGAAGTTCAGCGTCGGTTTTAAAAGCAGAGATCTCGTCAAGAATGATAGTAAGCACTTCATAACCTTCCCATCCTTCACTCTCAGAGTGACCAGAGAAACATCTAACTGGTCTAGAAAAGAAAAAGATTTCAGACACTCTCGGCTCAAAACCTACTTCATTAAAATATGGAGAAGAAAGAAGCAAGTTTTTTAAAGGCTCAAAGAACACTCTTTGAGCTTGCTGAGCGTTGACGGCTAGGTTAAGAAGATCAACATAAACACCAGTAGCTTTGCCATAGTAATTTAACGGATCTCTTAAGCAGTGAAGAAGATACGCTGTATAAGCTACGGATATTCTTGCACAATGGTCTTTACCACTACCTTTTCCTAACATGCAAATAACTTCATTATCTGTATACTTGTTATACCACTCCTCACCTTCTTGTTCACCCATTAACTTAATTAACGTATGTTTTTTAAAGATTTGTGTAGAATGACGTACAATTTCGAGCTGGATAGGGGATAATGGTGGAAGCCCCAAGTACTTCTTGTCCTGAACAAAGGTTTGAATAGACACCGGTTCTTCGACAAGTTCTTCTTGACGAAGAAGACGATCAAAATCTTTGTATTCTAGATTTAGGCCGAGATAGTCAGACATGGGTAATTACCTTTGTGTCACCAAAAACATACATGTAAATGGGCCTCCTTGTACTTACTTGGTATAATGATTTTTTCATATATAATGCGATTTTTTTCCGTTCCTTGTTATGAGGCATTTGAAGAACTCATTATTTCAAATGCTATTTCAAGTTCTTTTCTTACCTCATCAGCGATTTCTGGGTAGCGGCCAATTACATCTCTGAGGACTCTTGACAGAATCTGGTTCACGCTTTCTGCCTTTTGCATTCGAGCAACAAATTCTGTGTCGGTGGTGGAAGCACCTAGTAGTTTATGAAGTTGAGCCTTTTTAGAAGCAATCTCGCCGGCTAACTTAATAGCCTGGATCCTTGCAGCAACCATGCCGTGCTCGGTAGCAATGGATATAGTTTCCCATGCTTCCTTTGATAATTCATCAAACTCCTGAAGTGACTTAACAGTATTGAACTGGACTCTCTCCAAGAAGTACGGATCAGAATCAACTTGCTGTTGCAGTATCTTCTTGTACTCAGCGATATAATCTTTTACATCAGCAGGTTTAAGAGCCATCAAAGATCCAATTTCCGAATTGGAGTAGCCTTTTACATGTAGCAAACCGACATTTTCAATATCTTTTAATTTATCAAAAATGCTTTTTTCTTCTACTTTTTCAATATTTCCCATATTCTATCTTTATAGTCCTTTGAAACTATGTCCCAAGTGTAATTTTCATGTAGAAAATCTGCGGCAGACAAAGCTCTATCTTTTTCATATTCATAATTTTCAATTGCATATATCATTTTATCACATAAGTCATCTAAGCTCGGCATAGCCCAATTCCCTGTATTACTATACACACCACCCATTTGCACAGGTGACCATTCAAAATTTAAAGGAATAGACAAATCAGAATACTCAGTGCATGAAGTAGCATTTGTACATATTGTAGGAATACCCATAGCAATAGCTTGAAATGGTATCATACCCCAGCCTTCACCACTTGTTGGATATATAAGACAATGAGCCTTTCTATACATATCAGCATATTCTTGCTCAGAAAGAATTGTGTCAATAACATTTATATATGGCACGTTATACAAAGCTTGCCTCATATTGCCATGATATAAACGAGCGTCAGGGGGGCCACTGGACTTATATATTAATCTAATATCTTTGTACTTGCTTTTGACTTTTACAAAAGCATCAACAGCAATCTGACTATTCTTCCTGGTTGAGGGGGATCCGATAGACAAGAACGTAAACGGGCCATTGGGAGTAGACTCTGTTTTTGTAAAAACATTATTATCAAATCCGAGATTGAATTTATAAATATTTTCATTTACATTGCAAGATTTGAATACGTTATATACAAAATCAGATGTAGTCCAAATTTCGTCCATTCTTTGCATATGAGGAATCCATCCATCTGGCACTTTATCTGTTTCCCAATAACAAAAACCTACATTATATTTACCATGATTATTAAAATATGGGGGCAGACCATTCTGAAATGTTATGCTTTCTGGGCATTTACACTCAACAGAATAGCCAACGCCAGGAGGTAATTCTAAGTCAGATGGGGAGCTAGGTGGGTACGCAAACGTGAATGTTTTTTTTAGCCTACTAAGTATGTTATCGGCAGCGTATCCATAGCCATCACCCAATTTTAAATGAGAGTGGGTCAACCACACCAGTTTTTTCACATACAAATTATATCAAACAGGGAGGGAAAATCCCTCCCTGTTTGACTACTTTGCTAACTTTTCAGAAGTTATTTCAAAGATTCTGATCTTCCCATTGTCAAAAATCTTATTTCTAACTTCTCGAACTTCTTTAATTACCATTAACCCTCGCTTTCATTAAAAGATAGTGGTGCAGAATCTGGAAAGACCAACGGGATGCCGTCCTCTTCGGAGCAAGCAAGCAAATGATTGTAATCATAGCCGTGAAGTCTGGTAAATTCCACACGGTAATTGTACCACCCCTTGACCCCCTTCCAGAATTTTTCGGGGGTCTTTTCGTGGAGTTCCTGCAATTCTTCAATAGGAAGCATGAAGCTTAAAACACCAGTTGCCATATACACTGTCATGTCATAGTTATGGTCTTTGTCAGAAGCATATTCTTTTAGAAGACTCTGATATTCTTTAATGATTGCCTGGACTGGCTCACCACCGTAAAAATCAATGCCATTCTCAGCATTACGAATTCTAGGGCAGTAGTTATCTACATTCGTAATAGTTCCAAATGTACGACACACCATCGGCCTAAATCCATAGATAGTACATCCACCCTTGTAGAAGGCGCAATGGCGAGTTGTTTCCCCGCCCTCCTGCCAGTCTTCATCAAACATCGCCTCTTTCAGAGACTGGATTACAGAGTTCAGCCATTCATTTGCAGCATTCTCCCCAAGATCTTCAAGTTTAAGATAATACTCTTTGTTTAATCTGAATGCAATATGAGCACATTCAGCCATTGGTATAACCAAACCTATTTTGCAACACTCGCCAGACCCAAGACATTTAAACTTAGTAGTATTTTGCTGAGCTTCTAACACTCTAATATGATTATATATCATATCAAGATGAGCAAATGTTGATATATCTTTTTTTGTCACACTTCTTCTCATCGTCCCATCTTCTTTCTTCTCATTTTGTTCCTTTTTTGCATCTCTCTTCTTTGTTTTTCAACACGCTCCTGCATTGGCGATTTTGGTCTGCGCATGGCGGTACTAGAGAGATTGCGACCCTTACCACGATACTTTAGCAAATCAAACTTCTTAGCCCAGTTATAGACTGCCTGAGGTGTAACAGTAATGTTATAACTCTGCTTTAGTAATTTACATATGTCAGTAAGATTCATTCTCTTTTTGACATAGTGTTCATACAGCCAGGACTTATCTTTATATGGCTCTAGCGGCATACTTTAGATGATACCATAAACCAATACCAATTGCGTCTACAATATCATCATCTTCAATATTTTCTATATCTTTCCCATAAGCCATCATAATAATTCTTCTAACACGATCTTTTCTTTCGGTCTTAAGTTTAGCTTGATTGCTTAAATCAATTCCTTGTTTTTTTAGTTCTTCAACTTCTCTTTTTGAAAGATTTTTATATCCAATGCCAGGCTTCCAAGATAAAGGAGAAACATCTTCACATTGAATGTTACATCTTATTATCTCACCAAAAGTATGGCCAATTATATAAGATAATATCCTACTTGATTGAAAGTTTTGAATATAAACTGACTGCTCAATAACAGCTCTATCAACTTTATATTTGCTTAATATTTCAGGTAGTTGATCATTTATAGACTGTAACTTTGCTGACATTGAAGACCCTTTACCAAGAGATATTTTTCCTGTCCCGATAAGTTTATTGTCATAATTTATGACTGCCCAGGCCAAAGAATTTGATGAAGGGTCAATTGATATACAGTTTTTATAACCTACAAGTTTTTTAATACTCACTGCCTCTGGCTCTCTCCTCACTCCAACCCCACTGGAGTAGTCTTTTCACCAACCTTTCTTCTTTACACTTTTCACAAATATTTTCTTTATTATATCTAGATAGAATGGTGTCGCAACTCTTAGTTTTGCATACTCTTTTTAATTTAGAGTTTATTTTGTTAGAATGATATTTATCAAGTAATCTTTTATTGGTTACTTTTTTTCTACATTCTGCGCTGCAATATATAGAGTTATAAGTCTTTGGTTCAAAGAGGCGATTACACTCTTCATTTTTGCATATAATCTTTTCAAAATTATTCACCACTTCTTTCATCGTTCCAACACATTGAAGCAAGATCACAATTGCTACAATTTTTAGATGTCATTTTATATGGACGAGCTGGGATAGTATTGTCGGTAAAGTTTTTATAAAACTTACGATATTTAACAAACAACTTGTCAATAAATGCATCATCTCTGTCGATCAACAGAGGAAGTATTTGTTGATTATTTTTATTTTCATAAATAACAAATGCTTGATCAAGATCAAGGCATCTCATATATATTTGAGCCTGTCTAAAGTGATCGTCTTTCGGCTTCTTATATATTCTTCTGTACTCAAAGCCTTCATTGGATATTGATTTTAGTTCAATAAGTTTATTGCCATGAAAATCAATGATACCGTCGGCAGTACCCTCAATCGGGGGGTCGGAATAAGTCACAGGTATTTCTTCTGCTACGAGGATACCCATGTCACGGAAGTACCCGTAAATTCTTTCATGCACAGCATGACCGTTGTCAAAAATCCTATATGTTTGAGGGGAGAAACTTGTTTCCATTTCTACTCCTTCAAATAGATAAAACCAAAATCTGGAGCATTGGTTTGTATAACTAGGATGAAAGCCCCCTACTTTTTTAAACTGCTTGTCATTTCTCACTACGAAAGACTTATCTATTTTTTCAATAAGTTCATTCTCAATATCAGCATTCGTCATCTCATCTTCAACAACAGCCTGCTTTATGTCTGGACCCTTTTTTAGGTAGTTTAGCGCTTTCATCAATGAACACCTCTTCCTATTAACTTAAGAACATTGATATTCTCTACTAACGATTCATACATTGTTTTCCAAATATCGTTTGTAAGTTTATCATTTTCTGACATGATCTGCGATCTTCTTTTATATGCTTGTGATTTAATGATCATTTGAGTTCTATATGCAGCCAAAACATTGGCATATTTTAATGCCTGAATACCAACATAAGAGTCAGGGTTCTCAATAATATCTTGAACAATTCTCATGCATTCAAGAAATTCTGTTGCCTTATCACCCATCTGCTCAGCCAGCCAGTCTGGGTCAACAATAATATCAGCCATAAAACCGCCTTGTATATAATATCATATTAGATTAATTGTTTTAGATTATTTGCTACCCATTTAGAAACAGGCACAGCAACAGCATTTCCTATCATTTTATATCTATTAGTGTCAGATATAACCTTACCATCATTGCCATATTTTGTATGGTCATCAGGGAAACCCATAAGTCTTTCACACTCCAAGGGCGTTAACCTCCTGAGTCGGTAGCCCTGATCTGACCGTGAGACCAGTGGAACTTGTCCTCCCCCAGTACCCATTCTAGCCTTTAATGTTGGAACCGTACCATCATCATACACTCGAAAATCGTTAGTTCTGGTTCCGTCAACGATTAAAACAGTAGCCCTTGATTCACTAGCATTATCAAAAGCATTCAATGTAGGCGATGGCCTCCCAGATTCCCATGTTTCATAATCCTCTGAACTTTGAGCTCTTCTTGCTTTTACAAAAACATCTAACTCTCTGAGGCTATCACGAGAGCCTTCTTCAAAAGAGGTGGAATCAACCCCTCTTTTCGCCCTGATCTTCTTAATATCCCCTGCGCTGTTTTCTGCGATAGGAAGTATTTGTTGTCCACTTCTTCTGACGATTGCAGGATCGAAAGAAGCGATGAGGAAGACTCTTCTTCTACGCTGGGGGACTCCGAACCATTGTGCGTCCAGCACATGCCATTCGATTGCCAATGCCCCGATGTTGGCCATTTCGTCAAGGACTGCTGCAAAGTCTGCTCCTTTATTACTTGTGAGGGAGCCTGGGACGTTTTCCCAAACAGCGACTCTTGGGTATTGATTTCCTGTTGCATTTCTCATCTCCTTGATAATTCTTGTTGCTTCAAAAAACATTGATGATTTCTCACCAATTAGACCAGCACGGCGACCTGCTACTGATAGATCTTGGCATGGTGAACCAAATATGATCGTGTCTACTGGTGTCAACTGATATCCACTAACCGTCTGAACATCAAGATATTTCGGGACATCCGGCCATTTATGAGATAAAACTTTTTGACAATTTTTATCCCATTCAACCTGCCATGAGCACTCCCATCCGGCTTGCTCAAAACCAATGTCAAAACCACCAGCACCAGCAAATAAAGAACCAAAACTAGGTTTCATCAAAAGGATCCTTTTCGTCTATTTCTTTAATTGATTTCAGTATCATTCTAGATGCAACAATAAATACAACATAGAATGTTGCTACAATAATAATAAAATTACTCATAATCTGAACCTTCGATGAGATCCTTGAAAACATCCCAGTCAATAATGGCTACTTTGTTTTCTGAGTTCTCACCTAGAACAACAGATATACATGGATACCTGTAATTGGATCGCCATGCGTCCTTTCTCATCTTAACCCAAGCATCATTAGATAAAGTAAATGTTGATGCATTATGTTTATAATCAAGCAAAAACTTATTCAAAGTTGCATCACCCTTCTTAAGACCACGACCAGAGTTTTTAACTGTCTTAGCCCCATCACGTTTTGCTTCTTGTTTTTCATCTCTTTTCATTAAACCGCCCAATAATATTCTAAATCTGTTGGCTCATCGAAGTACTGTGAATAGTAACCGAAATCTTTGCGAAGCAGATTAGATCTGTGTGATCTATGTATTCTATCATCACCGAACCAGAACGGCATGACAATATTAGACTCATCTACATCTTCAAAAGCCATATTATTATTGTAACCACGACGAACCCACTCACCAATGGTGAAATTCTGATAGATCTTTAACGCCTCTTCAAAACCTCTCCACATCCTAGTGACAGGATGATTAACCCAGCCTTTAGTATCTGTGCGACCAAGGAGAATATTGAGAACCTGGTAAGTCTCAACACGCTGCTTGCCTAGCCTGCGATAATCCAGAACTTCAATAGATTGCTTGAAATCAGGTAGCGGTAAAAATGTTTGCATGAACCCTCCTATGCTTGAATTGATCTGAGCATAGCATGAGATCTCGTAAAGATTGGGTGAAAAGAAGTTATTTTTCCATGATTAGTTTATAAATTTCTTCTTGCTGATCTTCTGTCAGATCGATGGCGCTCAGCCCATTCCACTTACTATCACCGTAATTATACCAAGCACCACGACGCTCAATAATGCTACTTTCAATAGCCATGTCAATGAGTTCTCTACTCTGATCAATCGATCCAACTTCTGGCAGGACATAGTAATATCCTGTTGTTCCAATTGTCGGGAGTTGTTTGGTCTTTTCGATTGTCCATGTCGCTCTCTGACTAGTAATCCTACTACTCTCATCTCTCTCCATTTCTTTTTGTGACATAGATAAAAATAATTTTACAATATTATGCATATTGTGATGCACTGTATTACCCATTTTAGCCTTAGTAACAGCGTACATGCCGCTTAAGTCAATAGTCTGATGAGCAATAAAGAGCATGATATTCTTTTCCTTATGAAGGTGGTTAACTAATTTCTGAAGAAAATACCCTTGCGACCTTGCTTGAAGCCCCATTGCCTTACCACCATCAGGTTTATCATAAAACTCTTCCTTGATAATATTTGATAAACTATCAAACAAGAAGATGTGCTTCTCATCAGGATGATTCAGATATCCAATAAGATGCTTTAAAATATCCTCAACAATTGTTGATTGTACAACAACAATGTCGTCAGTATCAATACCACACTTCCTGGCATACTCATCAGAATATGAATATTCTGAATCAATAATGATGGGCCTGAATCCCATCTTTTGGGCTTCAGCAAGAATTCTGAAGCACATCGTTGTTTTACCAACAGATGGTGTACCCCAGAATAAGTGTGTTGCCCCAGTATTCAAACCACCACCAAGAGCTTTATTCAAACCCAAACTTGGTGTCGGGATAATCTGATGCGTAGGCATCCTATCTCCCTTTCTTTTATCTACAAATAGCATTTAATCTCCTATCTTTTGTAAGCTATCCAGTTATCTTGCCATGCGTTATAGTATGTATATCCTAACTTATCTAAGACATCAAACGAAGACATTCCAAGATCATAATTCATTTTTTCATTGAATTCAAAACTAATAACGGGTCTGAACGACGAGATTGTTGAAAGAGCACCGACAAGAACATGAGGCTCATATCCCTCAACATCTATCTTAATAAAATCACACCCTGAAAATTTTAGAGAGTCAACAGAAACAACTTGAACAGACTCTCCTCCTTCGCCTAAAGACAGGCCGGCCAAGTTAAATACATGGTCTCCACCATACTGAACTGGCTTCCCAGCATTTCTACCGTCAGATGCATAAGGCATCATATTTGATCTTCCTACATAGTTACTTATAGCACAGTTATAAGAATATATTCTATCAAGATTATTAGTAGAAATATTATATGTTAATAGTTTATATAGATGCTTTTGTGGTTCAAACGAAAAAACGATAGCATCTGGATTTAGATTTTTATATATAACAGAGTGTGAACCAACATGAGCGCCAATATCAAGTATAAATTTAGATTTAACTACATACTGAGTTAGGTGATCAATAATATATTCTTCTTCGAATATTTTTTGATTGAACGCCTGTTCAATCATATGCTCATCATTATTATAGTATCTTACTACACCGTACTCACTATAAGCATCTATATACATTACGCTGGGACCGTCAAACCCTTTCTTTCAATGTAATTCTCAATAGATATAATTGAGGTGTCACTAGCAAGTTTATATGAATCAAGCCGTGTAAGCGACTCTTTTTCAATGATTTTTGACATCTTAACAGCAAACCACTGATTTTCTTTAATAATTGGCTTTACTTTACTGTGAACTGCTGGGAAGACAACGATCTTAATAATCTTTTCACCATCCCAAGCATAAATATTAGACATATTCTTGCCTTTAGATGTAACAAATGATCTAATACTGAAAATGTAGACAAGGCTCTTGTCTGACTCAGACGTACCAAGTTCTTCTTCATACAACCATGAATAGTCATGGTCCCTGCCTTTATCCATCAAGTCAATCAAATCAATGATCTCAGACGAAGCATATTCATATGCATTACAGAACATATGTAATGTTCTGTCTCCAATCAGAGCATAAATGAGATCACGGTTAGCAATTTCAGCATTGCGATCACAAAAGATCGTGGTAGATCCAGATTGGTCTTCTATTTCCACACGGAGATATTGTGGTGTTTTCTTCGTAGAACGCACCACGGCCTTCACAAACGTCAAAGGAGAATTGATCTCGTGGAAACCGGCTAAAGGCTGAACATACTTATCAATCTCATTCTCCTCTTGATTAAGATTAATAGCAAAACCAAGAACAGGAAGATAATACTTCTCATGATCATAAGAAGAAACATAATTCATACTACTATAAGCACCAACCTTATCAAGGTTATCCCTCAACTTAGAGTTGATAGCTCTTTTACTACATTTAGCAGAAAACTCTTCAAAGGAACTAAAAGGACGCTTCGCCATAATCTCAGTGATGGCACTCGTACCACAATTAGCAACATTCCTCAGACCAAAACGAATACCATCGTCATCAATAGAAAAAGACTCATCAGACAAATTAACATCTGGCGGATTAACTACAATTCCAAGTCTATTCGCTTCCATAAGATAAGCAGTAATACGATCCTGAGCTTCTTCGTTATACAATAACGACCATATGAACTCCATCGGATAATGAACCTTCAACCACATTGTCTGATAAGACAACATAGAATAAGCGACAGCATGCGACTTATTAAACATATACAAAGCCGCTAACTCAAACTCAGCCCACATCTTCTTAGCAGCAGACTTATCAATAATAGCATTATTAATAAACTTATCCTTGAACTGCTCAAACTCAGCAGCATCACGCTTCTTACCAATAATCTTACGAAGCTTGTCAGCATCAGCCCAAGAGAAACCAGAAATACTCACAGCCATTTGCATCAACTGCTCCTGAAAGATCACCGTGCCATAAGTTTCCTTTAAAATACCCTCAACAGACGGATGAGGATACTTAGGCTTCTCCACACCCTTCTTACAATCAATATAACGCTGACCCTGAGAAAGCAAAGCACCCGGACGAACAAGAGCATTACTCACAGCAAGATCATTAAAATCAGAAATACCCATACGCTCAATCAAATTACGATAAGCAGCAGCATCAACCTGAAAAATACCGACCGTATTACCGTCATTAAAGTTCTTGAACACAACCTCATCATCAAGTTGAAGAGACAAATCCGTTACATCAACACCGTGGCGCTCACGAATCTTTTGCAAACAATCCTTAACCACAGAAACCATACGAAGACCAAGAACATCAACCTTAATCAACCCAACAGCCTCAGCGTCCTCCATATCAAAAGCCGTAACAAGCGCCCTAGCATCACCACCAGAATTCTTACGACTCTCCACCGGACAAACATCACTCAAAGGCACAGAAGAAACAACCATACCAGCAGCATGAATACCAGCAGTACGAATACGATTCTCCAACTTACGAGCAATCGGCAAAACATCAGGATACTTAGAATTAAAAACCTTACCCTTAGGCGACTGCTCAAGTTCATCTAGCGTTTCAAAAAACGGCGTAATATTATTGATTTCCTCGAACGGTACTTGATATACACGGGATATGTCCTTGACCACACTCTTGGCCTTAAACGTACCATAAATCGAAATCGCCGCAACATTGTCACTACCCCACCTCTCCTTTAAATACTCTTTAACACGATCACGTTGCTTATCTTCAAAATCCAAATCAATATCAGGATAGTCATTTCTCTCAGGATTCAAAAACCGAGAAAACAACAAACCATACTTGATCGGATCAACCTTAGAAATATCCAACAAAAACGCCAACAAACTACCACCAACAGAACCACGACCAGGCCCACGACCAACATGATTATTGTCAGCCCACTTCACCAAATCCCACACCATCAAAAAATAGTCACTAAAACCAAGACGAGAAATAATCCCCAACTCCTCATCCAAACGATCTGCATAGTCTTGACCGAGGCCACGCTGTTTCAACTCAAAAGTAGCAACCTCCCTCAAATACTCATCCGAATCAAGCGACTTCATAAACTTAGGAAGAAGCCTCTGCTTAGTCGGAATCTCCGCACTACACTTCTCAGCCACTTCCATAGTATTTTCGAGGATGTCAATCCTATCAACCCCAACCTCCTGAAACCAAGACTGAATCTCAGAAGCAGAAGCAATATAAGGATTAATCTCATCAAATCGCAGAAAGCGATCAGGGTACATAGAATTCATTTTGTCGATGATGCTACCATCATGACGAATATTCTCCCTAGCCTTACGAAGATCACCAGCATTAAGAGAAGGATACTGAGAGATCATTAGTAGAACTTCTTCATGGCCATGATCTTCATAAGTTGGGAAGTGACAATCAGCAGTAGCGACCGGTTTCTTACCAAACGAAGCTGCTAAATCAAATAAACCTTTGTTTATATGAGCAGGATTCCAGGCTTGGACTTCATAATAAAAATCATCACCGAAAATCTTGATGAAACGCTCAGACAATTGTTCTGCCCTCGCCGTATTACCGGCCTCAATTGCCTTACAAATAGCACCACCAAGACAACCAGATAGTGCAACAATATCATTGTCTACTAGATCTTCTAGTAGATTAAAATCCATGCGAGGCTTATAATAAAAATTATTTGTCCAACCGACCTGGCTTGCTTTGAATAACTTTTGTAGCCCCTCATTGTTTTTAGCAAGCAAAATTAAATGAAAACGCTCATGGCGACCATCACCATCTCTATCAACAGAGTCAACAAAGTATGCTTCAATACCAAATATTGGCTTTACACCCGTATTTTTACAGGCATTTTGAAACTTTAATACACCCCCCATTGTACCGTGATCTGTGATAGAAGCAGCATATTGACCATTAGTAGATGCAATAGTTGCTATATCAAGTGGAGTAGACATACCATCCAAAAGTGAATACTCAGAATGGCAGTGTAGGTGAACAAAATCAGTCACTATTTTTGAACCTGTATGTGAGAAATGTCGTTAATCCAGTTAGTAGACTTATCAAGTAAATGTTCATTATACCAATGTTTAATAACAAATGAATTGATACTAGTCTTTTTGTTTATGGTTTTAATTTCAGAAGGGTTGTCATCTATGTAAAAAATAGGATTTAATTTAACTAAATGCTCGTACTTATATCCCATATCGCACACAATAATATCAGAATACATGACACGCCAACCATCTAGCCAAGGAGTTATTTCTCCAATAGATGCTTCGGAACGTCTGGCTGTTACAAATATGATGTCATAGCCTGACATGAACCAATCATTGATTGCATGCCATGAACTTTGAATTGGCTTAAGATTCCTCCAAAAAAGAGGATCTTCAAATATAAACTCAAGATAATCAACACCATCTGGTGTTAGCAAAGCTTCACCTATATGTGAGGCATCAAAGTCAATAAGATCTTTTTCAGCACAAGATTTTAAACTTGCACCAATGTCAGTAATAACACCATCAAGATCAAGACATATATTTTTATTCATGGTAATGCCCCTGCCGGCAGGGATCTCTCCCTGCCGGCAACGCAGTTTCTCACCACTCGTCTTTCGACAACTCGCCAGTGGTAAAGAAAGATTCTTGCTTCGCATAAGGAAGCGTCATGTAAACAGTATTAAGATCATGCGTAGGCAATGATCTAATATTGTCTGGCATTGGTGATTGGTCCAGAGGAATAAGCGTGTAGTTAGTATCCTGAGCGCCAGAACCAGTACGGCTGTACTTGTAATAACGATCAGTAATCGTTCCAAACTCCTTAGCATATTCAATGAGTGTTAAACCAATATGCCGCTGATTAAACGTAGTATCAATGATACGAGGCTCCCAAGTACCAGGCTCAGTTTCAACAGCAACATTAATCAACAAATGAGGCTTCGGCTTCCAACGAGTATCCTTGGAAATCTGCTCACTTGCCCAACAACGATAATTGAACTTCTCAAGCCCCGCAGTAGAAGCAGCACGCCACTTCCAATTGATAGGCGAAGTAACAACAGGAACAGTAATTGCTGTACCCATATCTTCGTCAAAATTCTTAGAATCCTCAGTTAATTCCTGACGGAATCTAATTTTAAATGTTTCACCGGAAGATATGGAGAAGAACTTCTTAACTCCTGCCCCCCCGGCCTTTGTTGGAATATTCTTTTCCAAATCTTTTAGTGTTTTTAATGAATCAAACATGTATCCTACCTTCCTCCAATAATGGAAATTTTTTTATTATATGATTGTTGTATTTCCTGCTCAGACATTTCGCCTGGGTCTTTAAGACCGTCAGGTATTGACATAATGTATATGTCTTTGCCCTCGCAAGACTTTATTATAGCATCCCTCATGGCGAGACCAGCCTCATCATTGTCAGAAAATATGATTATTCTATCAAACCATTTTCTGAGCATCGATGATTGATTTTCTGATATTTTAGCTCCAAGAGTTGCTACACAATTTTTAAACCCAGACTGCACTACCTTGGCGCAGTCTAGACTGCCTTCTACAACTATACACTCATCATACTTTTTTGCATTCTGTATATTGAACAAAACATCGGCTCGTTTAAAACCTTTGTTATACAAGTATCTAGGATCTTGCCAATCATGTATAGCTCTACCAATTAGACCTACAACTTTAAAATTGACATCTCTAACTGGTATGACGACTCTATCTTTTACCTTGGAAAAACCTATATCAAGATATTGAAGAGTCTCTGTGGAGAACCCTCTTTCAATTAATGACTCCAGCATTTTAATATCATCGCTATGATAATCAATCTCAATAGAGTCAATGTCTAAATTATCTTCAACTTTTTTAGAAAGACCTAATTCTAATTCACGTTGAAGATTTACTGGGTCTAGAGCTTTTTGATAACCAAAAGATCTACCTGTAAAATGTTTATACAGTTGTCTAAAGTTACCTCTTTTATCACAAGATGGATTAAAGCACTGCCATAAACCTGTTTTTAAATTTATATAGAAAGCAGGGCTATGCGTGTTCTTGTGAAAAGGGCAGTATATAGTTGCCTCTTTACCACTCTCTGTTTGTATAATAACATTATATTCAGAGAAGAGTTTTTTTATTTCCGATTCGAGACTACTTGTAGAAGACAATTTTGTATTCGAATGTTTCATTATTTGGTTTATAATCAGTATATAATTTTGTAAAAGAAAAATCACCAAATGTATTTCTTATTTCATCTTCAATCCAGGGTCTTAGCCGTGCAATAGTTTCTACATCACGACTAATACCATTTAGAACATAGATAACATTTTCATCTAATTTGACTTTCATGTAAGATCCCATTCCTCATTCCATTTACCTGTTTCAAGGTTCCATTTCAAATAAAAACCAAAATGCGTAGCTCTTCTTACTTTTCTAGACACAACTTGAAAAACATCAGAGTTATATTCTCTATGAATAGCAAGAACAAGATCAGCATCATAAGCCAACTGCTTTGACCAAGCAACTTCTTCAAGTTCAGGTGGTCTTTCACTATGACCATCAGACATAGTTACAGCAGCAACGTCAATAATTGGCACATTGTTTTTAACTGCTATTCTTTTAAAAGCTTTAGACAAATTCTTAGCTTTTTCTGTTTCGTTCTTAGCACCAGTTGAGTCATCAAACAGCCCATGATAATCAAGAATAACCATATCTGGTTGATACTGATCAATTTTTGCCTGAACCATATTCTGGTCGGCTGTTTCAAGACCTTCAGATGTAATCAAATAAATAGGTTGTTTACCTTCAAACGTAACTTCCGCCCATTGACCATATCGATCAACAATGCCTGGATTTGCTTTTACTAAATCTGTGTTAGTAAAGTTACCCTCACCATTGTTTAGTAAGGTATCAAGTCTCTGCCCCTCTTGCTGTTTATTCATCTCTAATGAGATAATCATTGGGCGATATCCAGCACGCCAGGCATTTACAGCGAATAGTCTAGCAATAAACGATTTGCCAACACCGGTCCAACCTAATAAGACAATAAAATCACCCGGCTGCCAACCACCAAATACCTTATCAATTACAGACACACCGCTAGGAATACCTAGAGTATTTTTATCTGGATTACTAGCTCTTTCTTTCAAATCTTCGAAGCGATCACGCCATTCACTGACAAGATCTGTATCTTTAAGATTGCTAGAATATTTATAGAGCTTTGACGTATTTTCCATCAAAAAAGATAGTGCCTCTTTTGGTCCCATTTCACCAAGTAAAGAATGCGCCTGAGCAACAATACGACGAGTCTGTATTGATAACGATTCCTTTTTTGCTTGATCTATATAATATTCAATAGGCTCAGTTGCATTAATAAATTCAAAATCAGAAAAATGTGACTTGATGGTATCTTTTGATGGTGCTTTATTATGCTTATCATAATGACTAAGAACAAAGTTCCAAATATCTCTATATTCAGAGAATACACCATCAACGCCTTGATTGACTGCTGTCACCATATCACCGGTTTCAACAATCGAATTAATTAAGCGCATTTCATAATTCATTATTTTCTATAAGCTTTCTAGTCTCCGCAACGGTCTGTTTAAATCTATCCACTGATGCCTTTTCTTTTTTAACCTTTTCAACATAATCCCTGGATTTCAGAGCAAAGTCAAAAATGAGAATAGGGCCATCTTCTTTTTCAATATACCACTTGATAGCATCAAGTAGTGTGTCGCTATCATAGTGTTGAGCAAGACTATTTGCAACTTCATCCTGACGGGGAGAGTCAGGTATAAATAACTTGCTATATTCTTTACAATAAATCTTAAAGACTTCTATAACATCATTCCCAATTAGAGCCATTTATATCAGTCACCTCCCCCCAGCGAGCAAGTAAGCGCTCAAACTCTGATAACCCTGCAATAACACCAACAGGTTCATCGTCAATAGAAATACTGTTTGTAAAGCATTCAATATGAACTGTGCATTTATCGCACCCATTTTTTGCATAGTCAATTTTTTCCAAATTATATGATACCCAGTATTCAGGGTGTTTGTCGTTTTTACAAACTGCTTTCTTAAGCCAATCACTCACTTGTCTAGTTCTCTAAGTTTGGACTCAATCTGTTCGTCCAAAGAATTCCAAAGTTTCTGCCAGGCATCGGGATCATTAAGATCATCAGCAAGAATCTTTCCACCAGCATCTAGCCTAAGTGATTCATAGTTGCCAAGGTTTTTGGTGATACCGATTGAAGCCCAGATTTCTGCCTTGTCATTTAACATAATAACTCCTTACTTGAGGTTCTTGTTGATTAATTTTACTTTTTGATTAAGGGTTTTTATTCTATCCGGCAGACCATTGCTGGTCTGCGCTGGTCTGCCGGAAGTTCTATTGCTGAAGAATTCTACCATCTCGTAGACGTTGGAAGCGCTATATAGCCTCCAGTTTTTATACGATCCCGACCCCTCGAAGGATTCAGGTTTCGGCAAAAGCCCTCGTTTTTCGTACTTGCGTATAGTATCAGGTCTTCTTTCTACAATTTTCGATATTTCGCCAATTGTATAAAGGCGATGAAGAACCAGGTCTGCATTATCTGTATGAAAGGATATTTCTTCATTTGTTTCAACATCAAATGCAATTATTATTTTTTTAGTTTTTTGAACTTTTTTAAGTTTTACAATTTTATTACCAAATTTATATAATTTATTTGGTATAAATTTATTATTCAATAATTCTTGCACTTTGATCACCAAGTTTTAAACACAATTTATACAGATCCATCACCTCAATGTCTTTTGAATGACCACAATTAATACACGTTAAATCAACGTGCCATTTTGACATTGCGTAATATTCATCACCAATGTATTTGTAGCCTTTGCAATGAGAACATTTAAAAGAGAGACTAGATATAACTTTCATTTCAATGTAGCAGCAGTTTCCTTGTCGCCAATCTTGGTAGCGGCAAATCCCTTAACAACGCTAATACCAGCAGCAACTGCTGCAGTTAATGCAGACTTTAATTCGTCAATACCACCAACGGTATAAACAGCAATAAAAGCTTGCGCTGCTGTCCAAATTGCTCGTTCTAAAATATCTTTATATAACTTATTCATATTTCCTCCTAGTCAAGCCAACATGTGTATTCGGCTGTGACAATACCCTTATCAGGGTGAACAAACATCAAATCCTGTGAAGGGTGACCAATAGCGGCCAAACTCTCCATAGCATAGGTGTTTGTAGATTCTGGGCTACCTGAGATTCTAAACTGAACCGTATTGAATGTCATCTTTGTAGGCGTGTGGAAATGACCACAATAGACATCATCAAAATGTTCTTTTATAGCCCCAACTTTCCAACCATATACTTTTTTCTGGAACGAGTACATCGTAGAAAGACCGCTGAACTGATCGCCATGAAGTAGTAAAGAACTGTAATTGCCGATCTTATCTATGGCATACCAATTTCTTTCACCATAACCATCTGGTATATTGAATGAAATTCTCTTCTCTTTTTCATACATGAGTTCAACTATACGATAAAGCATTCGATCAGCATTTGTCTCTGGATCGTGATCTCTTCTTGATCTACCACCAATAGCACCATGATTTCCAATAACACCAACAAATGTAACTTTTTTAAAGTTTTCAAGCATTGTGTTAATAAATTTACGCATGATTCTTGGACCATCGACAGTTACTTGTCGATATAAACCACCATCAACCAGGAAACTCTGGCCTGGGAATATTAATTCCCCCTCAACAATATCACCTAACGCCCAGATTCTTATTTCATCAACAGGGTGATCGGCACGCTGAATATTCGTTAAATCAATGACTTTGTTTGCAAAAGTTTCAATTCTTTTTTCACACACTGACGAGTTATAATCTGGTGTTACTTTTGCCAACTGCCAATCTGCCAAAATTGCTACAGCGACCTCTTTATTCTTAGAATCTTTTTTTGATTTAACAATATTAAATGTTGGCGACAAAGCAATTGGCTCTTGCGTTTTTACTGTGTCAACGACAGCCTGGTATACAGCTGTCGAAAGATCAGTGCTTTTAGTTTTAAGCTTGTCGTATTCTTGAAGCAATTTAGAGTAAGCAACTCTTAATTCTGCATCGGATTCCACTTTTTTACCCGTTTCTATATCGACTGGCATATCTACCAGGTTATTTTCTTTTCTATATCTGCACAGACCTAAAGAGTCTAGTGTTTTTCTACAAGAAGGGTCTGCGTACTTTTGATTTGAAGAATTAGGTTCAAATTCAACTGAGCAACCTTCGGCTCCACAAATATTCATAAGGTCTATTATACCCGACCTTTTTCAGGATCACGGGTCTTTTGCACCTTTTTTTTGAATTTGCCCCTGTAACCTGGGCAAATCCTTCTTCATTAATTTATTTCTCTGTCTCATATTGGCGCGAAGTTTTTCTTTATGGCTTTCGCTAGGCTTTTTGCCTTCACGATGAATAGCGCTATGCTCACCCGCTGTACACAAAAATAAATTTTCCACTCTATTATCACATTTTACTTCATTAATATGATGGACGCTTTCCCAGGGTTTTAAAAAACGACCAACATATTCTTCCATGACAGCCCTATGCTCATATATATAGCCTCTAATGCTAGACGGATGCTCAGGAGCCAGGACACGAACATATCCTTTATCGTCTATATATTTACCGCCTGAGTAATTAGGATTAAGTTCACCCATTGTTGATGACTCAACCCATTTAACATCCTTTCTTTGTGAGGCAAGACCTCCATCAGACATTAAATACCGCCAATATCTTCAATATATAACTGTATAGTGCTGTAACTACCTGGTATGTAATAGGCTGGGGCATTTGCTGTGCTGGCTCCTTGATCTCTCTTGAAAGAAACATAGAAAGACTCAGATGAAAGACCAGATGATGTGGTTGTCAAAACAGTTGAATAAGAACCAGCTCCAATAATGGTGGGATAACCATTAGCCTTTGGACTAACAGTAGTTGTTCCACTTCCTGAACTAACATCATAGAAAGAGAACACGTGCGGCGTTATTTTCCACGTATGAAGTAATGTCGAAGCTGACCCAAAGATCCCCTGATATATCTTAATCAAGAATGTCGAATCCTCAGCACCACGACCTTTAATAACAAAACCAGGAAATGTGAGATTAACTCTGTAATACCTATTACCATCTATACTCACACGCCTATCAGAGGGCGAATCAAATTTTAAAGCAATTAATTCATACTCTGAAAAATCAGAATATCCGACAGAACTAGGGATATCAGAAGTTGTCTGATTAATTTGAATTAGACCCTGCGGCCTATCATCTGTTGCATCTTTGACTTGCTCAATATTTGTTGACATCTGTGAGAGTCTGTCACTGGATATCGGTGTTCCGTCAGTCCAAGAAATAAACCTATAGTTTTCGTAAGCCATTTAACTATTATACCTCAATTATTCTTCTAAATCTTCAGCCGCTAATTTATGAGGCTTACTTGCAGCCATGAGAGCTTGTACTTTTCTCTCAAGTTGTTTAATAACCGCTTCTTTGACAACGAGTTCATTTATCAATTTACCCATTTTATCGTTGTAACATGATATTAATAACTGTATATCTAATTCTTCCATAGGATAATATTATATCACATAGGATAACTATCAGGCAGGATATCAATATGACTTTCCTGACCTGGTTTGAGATGGCAGTAATGCTGATAAAGTTTATTGATCCATCTATCAAACCCGGCTGGTGATTCAGGATCTTCATCTTCCTCAACAAGGGCTAAATCAGAACCCTCTAAAAACTTTCCGACTTGCTGCGGTTGCATTGCAATTAACCCATCTCGAATTGTTTTTGGCATCTGGACTGCCTTTAAAATATTAAAACAACTAACTGCTGTCAGTTCTTGATTATTAAGATGTGTATGAGAATATGCCCATTCAATAATAAGCCTGAATAGTTCCTGCGAGGTTCTAGCAAAAAACTGAGGGTGCATTGAATACAACTCATTAAACATATCTACTGCATCATCATGGCATTCGGAATATGTGATTATAGCAATTGGCGATAGATCTATAACAACTATATGACTACGTATTGACATATACGGCCTCACATAATCTGAATTTTCTGCTACTAGATCATTATATTTTTTTATTAAGTTTTCAATATCTCTAGTCCCATGAGTTATATTTTCAAATGGTTTAATCATGTAATCTCTTGTTGAGCAAGCGTTTAAAAACATACTTGATCCGTCTGCTTCAGCAGACAGCCATAGTTGAAAGGCTCTTTTTTTACGATCAATATTTTGTGATCCAAAACTAACTTTCCAATCAGTCCATGACTCATCCCATTTCAACCTCATAGAAAGATCTAAATTTGGCTTTTGCACTGGTGGTTTCCAATGTCCAGCATCTTTATCCCACACCCATGAATTATATGGTTGAGTGTATTTATCTACATGGCCGGTTAGTTCATCAAATGGAGGAATTACAACACTAAATATTTCAATATCATCTACGTCAATATCTAATGGGTACTCAACAGTTAAATTACTATTATTTTCAATATATTCTTTCATAAGAAGAATATTACCAATCTTTGCATCAAATAAATTAATTGCTAAATCAGATATATCTTCAATATCAAATTCATCATTGGGTTTCAATAGAGTTAAATTAGACAGAACACCAGGGAGATCGCATACAAAAATTGTGTTGGGAAAATAATCATTATAGTCAAAATCTAAATTTCTTTTTAATAAAATAAAATTATTCATTGTAATACCTCATAACTATACCTCAATTGTACCTCGCTTGTTGTTGAATAATACAAACTACCACTTAAAGCTCTTGCGACAGTGCATGTTACATACCAACCTGTCCCCCCTGTCCCACCAATAGATGTATAATTGGGAGCCAATTCTGGTGTTGATGATAGAAATGTAGAGTTTGCACTAGGAGTATAACTTCCTATACTATTACCATTTATTATTATGCTTGCACTAGAACTTCCTAATGTGCCATGCCTATAACTTACAGCCTCCAATTGCACATCTCTTCTAGGAGAGGACATGTTAGCAGGCGCAGCAAACAATGTTAAAGTTTCCGACCCGGCTCCCTTGGGAACTTGGGTTTCAGTTTGAACATTGTATGTTACTGTGCCAGATGTGCTAGTTGTCGGCATTGAACCTGGATTACTACTTTCAAATCGATTAAAAGTATTGCTATCAACTCTAAATACAGTACTTGACCCACCAAGACTAGATACTGAGTTACCATTCACTGTGCTTTGGCTTCCTATAAAAAGAGTTCCCTGTTCGGCTTTTAGACCCTCAGCAACATTTGACGGCCTAGCAAAACGAACCTGTCGCACGCCACTTGTCACTGGCTGAACTGTTAGTATTGTTCTAGGAACGCCGTCAACATTTGCTAAACCACTACCGTTAATAGTTCCACTACCACGAATAATTGAATAGGCATCAGAAACTTCAAATGTAATAGATGATGCGTCAGTAAAGACAGCACCGGCTAGTCCAAAAGTAAGACTGTTTACTTGTGTAGTACCAGAGACACCATCCGCTGTTATATTATGAGTACCAGAAGTATCATGTGTTATGATACCAAGAAAATCATCATATGATGTTGTTGATATATTCCTAGATTCCTGAGTTGTTGTCGTTTGAGTTGTGTATGGGTCAGACACCCATTGTGTTGATATATTACCATCTGATGCTTGGGATGTTGGATTCCCTGACTTATTACTAGTACCAGATGATGCAAAAGATATAAAATAAGATGAATTCTGCATATGAGCATACGTATTCTGGGATGGAACGTATACTCTAGTCCAGTTAACAGTTGTTGCTGGCGCAGAATACCCAGTCCAACTACTCTGTTCACCTATAGTTGTATAAATAGTTCTAGCACGACAAATCCATTGTGTACCTAAATTTAAACCAGTAAATGTAACACTTTTTGATTGCAATGAATCGGTATTAAAAAGATTAGAACTATTTAATGTATATGTAGTAAATCCATCAGTCAACTCAAACCTAATATATGCTACGCTACCATTCTGAGAATACAGGGGATTAGAACTTGCTGTAGCAGTCAATCTCCCTGTATACACACTACCTGATAGATCATACCCATCTTTAACAAGTGATAAATTTGTTGGCGTATAGAGATTATAGACATCAGTAGTAACAGACAGTTGGTCAATACCGCTAGTAATCATAACATTACCATTGGCATCTAAATATTCGGCATAAGCACGGAATGTATAAGTAGTACCTAACTGAAGACTTGATTGTGTATAGTTTTGATTAATTGTACCAGTTGTACCAGCCTGGCTTGGAAAGTACTGACCATTAATAGGATTACCATTACCATCAAGACGATATATATAAACACGAACAAGGTCAGAGTCTGGGTTGGTATGACTAACATTTACTGTAATCGATGTTTGAGTTTTAGAAACCTCTGTTATTTCAGGATCAACAACATTAATTCTTACATAAAAATAATCCCAACCATTATTAGGGCCAGTACCTGTGTATACCTCGCCAAATAAAATATCCTGCCATCCTGATGCGGTGTATATTTCAGGATCATAATAGTTCTGCCATCCAGAGTTTGTATATACTTCAATGCCCATAAAGCCTCAACTAAAATGTATATCTCCAATAATAGGTACAAGATTATTTTTAACCGTCGCATTACCATATGATATATTTCTAAAATATGCACCTTCATTAACAGAAGTGTTTGAGTAAGATGTCGCATAAGCTGGACCGCCAAACGAAACACCATTAGAAACAGAACTTAGCGATATAGACTGTGAAGCGGCAGACCCAGATATACGAAGATCACCACCGTCTAAAGCGCGAATAGAGGCTGTATTATTAGAGTTCTCGCTACTACTACCAGAGTAAAATCTGATGGCATCATTACCACCAGTACTGGAATACTCAGCGGGAGCTAAGACAACAGCGCCATAGGTTAAAAAACTAGGATCATCCAATGGTCTACTTGAAATAACAAGACCTTCTAATTCAATAGAATCTTCTCCACCTGAGTCAAATCCACCTCTAATTCTAAAGGTTGTACCGTCCCACTCCATGAAAGAGAATGCTCCACCAACACGGAATGTTCCATCCGTGTACCAGTAATTATAAGCACCACCACCGATCTCAAGACCTGCTTTTGTACCAGATTGAAGATCATCATCAATCTCTAAGATATTACCACCAGCACCAACCGTGATACTGTCGGCAGCAAGTTCAGCAGTAATATTTACATTAGTTCCAATTGTTATAGTATTTCCAGAATAAATAATTCCATTAGCACCACCCAATTGAAATCCAAAATCATCATTCCAATAGTCACCATTATTAAGTAGAACAGAACTAACAATTAATGCATTAGCATCAATTAGATCAGCCGTAATTGTTCCAGCGGCAATATTATTACCAGTAATTGTATTAGCAGCAATTTCCACACCGGTGATAGAACCAGAAATAATATTCCTAGAATTAATTATGTTTTCCTGAAGGACGATCCCTGCCGGCTCTAACACTGATTCGTTTATTGTTTTAATAATAAAGTTTTTAAATGCAGTTTCATTAATAGTTTGTTTATTAATTCTATCGTTATTAGTTCCGACTAGCCCAAATCCAAAATCAAAAATAGAGTATTTACTTGTATCTATGATAGATGACCCGACACCATCATGGCTATGGCCGCCAGCAGAAAAATAGACAACACCACTTTCAGATATTGCACTAGATCTAGCCCTCATTGCTACACCACCTTCCTAAGCACCATTGATTGTGTTGGACTAGAGCTATAACTATAACTTTTACTCATGACCCAATAATCACCATTAATTATATCAAAAGCATCAAGTTCAGTAATTCTAATTCTATCACCAACTTGAATTTTTGGTGTAGGTATTGTAGTAATATTAAGTATAGGAACTGGAGCACTCATTTTACTAATTATAAAATCCGCTATTTTTTGTCCGTGATTAAAGTCTGTAATGAATCTATTTTCTATTACAACTTCTTTAAGACCGTATAATCTAATATTGTCTTCTAAGTCAGCTACTTGTTCTTTGATCTGGCTATTTTGTTCTGTAACAACAACAGGGATGCCTGCTATAGATGTAAAAGAAACCTTTTCAGTTAATGGATTTGTTCCTTCCGCAAATACAAATTCACCTTTATCTACATTCTCACTAGCAGCTATAATCAATTCTGCACCATAAGCAGACGGTATGAATCTTATTAATTGAATCTCGTCTGGTGACTCAAATAGTATCCCTGTAATAAAGGGATTCTTAACTTGGAAGGCTGGTGCTTTGTCATATTTAAGATCCCAATATCTAACTTCTCTCACCTTTGTATTTGCCGTATGAGTTGTAGCACTTGTATTAAAGTATCCTCTTTCTAAGTTTAAAAAAGAGTTTGGTGTTGTGTCGTTATATTTAATAATTTCATCATCAATAACTAAATATCCAGCTTTAGAAAAAGGCGGATCTGTCGTTGTCGATACATACATTGAAGTATCTGCAGCAGTAAGTGACGAATCTAAATTAACAACAGCAAGAGTTGTTGGGTCAGGAGCACGCCATAAAGGTTGAACACCAACTAGATTAGATGAAATGCCAGATATCTTTACAACTACTTTATTTGCTTGCAACTGTACATTGTAATCAGCGCTAATGATTGAATTGTCATCGTTAATTGATGATTGAACATTAGCATGCTGATCTATTGTTTCTTCAAATAACTTATAATAATGTTCATATCTAGCATTATTTAATTCATCGATATAGAACCTACCCAAATCTGCTAAAGATATCTCATCAATTATTTGGCGCACAGAGTTTTCGCTTCCATATAAAAATGGATAAATTGTTAGCTCTTTCATATTAATTTCTGTATATCTATTTTTAATATGTGAACTAGATAGTTCTGTATTGTACAGAACAAATTCATCAAAATATATATCTCTAATATCTGATGGGGCGACTTCTGAAAAAGAGAGCTCGTCATAATATGCCCCTCTCCCGGCAAAAGTCAGATCTAGATTAGACCAGGAAGATAAAGAGTTTGACAATACAAGACTATTACTTATTTCCCCATTAACGTAATACTTAAGACTAGAAGATCCTGACGAATACGTAACGCATAGATGTGACCAGTCAGACGTAGACAGAGCCACATTGGATGATACTGACTGATACCCGCCTGTTGTAAATATCTTAAAGCCATGAGATGATGCGTTACTATAAAATTCAAAACCATCAGACGACGAACCAGAATCTACCCATGTACTTAGATACTCACCATTGTTAGAAAAAGCTTCCGTAGGCTTAACTAAGATTTCTATTGTAAAATCACCTGTATAATTTTCACTAGAGGAATTAGTTAAGTCCCATGATATGTCATATGGCAATCTTAAATATTTACTAGAGCCGAACAGGACAGCCCTATTCTCTTCAGAAGACTCCATTCCACCCGTGAGGCCAATATTCCCTCCACCAAGATATAAACCGTAGTTACACTGTTTATTTCTATCTGGGTCACCAGGAATAAAGCTAGCATTTCTAGACCCAATTGAATCTATGGCTGCAATAGTTTTTGTCATAGATGGAGTTATATCTTCTGAGGGTGACAGCCCAACTGCATATTTAAGCGTGATAGCGAAGTCACCAGAATAATGAAATGCCTCAACTCTTATCTTGTATGGCTTACCTGCCGTCAAATCAAGAGCACCAGACTCAACAGTAAAATACGAACCAGCAGAAACCGGATGTAGTCTCCACTCATTAAGAATTAAATTATCATCAAGATATACTCTAACCCCGCCATTGGCGATATCAACAACAATGTACTGCTCCCCAGTCTCAGTTGGAATATAGAATCCATCAAAAACACAGTTAAAGTATTCAGAAACGCTATCACCGTTATTTGCTGTGAACGAGAAGCCCGAAGAAGCCCCCAGTTCCAGACACAGCGAATTAGTGGAGATATCTTTTGAATTAGCAACATAACTAGGAGAAACGAAGGAAGTCTCTCCTAGAGCCTTCTCTAATTGTGTTAGATTCCTGTCCAAAGCATCGGCGGTTATATCCTTTACCTTGTTGTAAGACCCCGAAGGTAGCGCAAAGAATCTTGATCGCAATCCATTGTCTACAGAGATAGAATTACCTGATCTATCTATGGCAGACTCATTAAAATCAAAATGAAGAATAGCCTTCATATTTCTTGCATCTACATCAAATCTATTTAAACTTTGAATTTTCTTTTTAGGGAAATTACAAGTCATCAACAACTTTTCCACTGCTGATGTCACGGTATCTTTTTCCAAAAAGAACCCGTCAGTAATAATCTTTTCATTTAAAAATTTAGACCAGTCAGTTGCAGTTGCGTTAACAGACATGCTATCTGTGCTTGATGACCACTCATCAACATACACCTCAGCGTAAGCTGGGTACTCAAATGTTTCAAATATTACTTTGGAGCCGATTTGATGAGATCTTGCAATCGTATTAGCATATCCTCTTTCAACAATAGTTATATCATAAGTACCGGATTTTGCTGAACACAGCACATACTCTTTACTATACTTATCTGGATCTATGCATAAGATAAAATAATTACCAGCACCGCCATCAGGAAGTTCATCTGTATTATTAATAGACATTGATAAATCAGAACTTGAAATTGTTTGTAGAAGTATTTTCTCTACCTCATCATCATCATGCTTAAAGATTTGCCATCCAGATGTTACTTGCATCTTGATATCTTTTTTCATGTATTGACCAAATTGTGAAGATGTTCCGAAAATATTAAAATCTTTATTTGTATTATCAAAATCAATTTTGACAGTACCCGAAGAAGAGCCAGCGATAGGTAAGCTAGATTCATGAACATCTCTTGCTTTATCAGAGGTATATGAAATAACGTAATCTGACATATCCTCCTGATAGATAATGTTTATCTCCTGAATCCTAGCTCGGTCAGATGGGTTTTTTACAGTTAAGATTTCAATCTCTACTTGATAAATTGTTGAATGACCGACTGATTCAGGGAGGAAGTGATCGAAGTAATATCTACCATCTAATATTCTAACCACTTCTGAGAAAAGCGGATTAGGAACACCAGAGTCATTACTGCGAATTGTTATTCTATATGTATCTATTTGCCCAGAATACTCTGAAGTAAAGACTCTTATCAGGTTGCATTTTCTATTGTCAAAAGAGGCTGTAATAACGGGGTTCGTTGTGAACCCATATCCATCATATGTAACATGAGCAGTATTGCTAGATTTATAAGATGACCACCACCCAAACTCATAGTTACCAGAAATATCTTTAGGTACAGCATGCCATGTCCCATCAGCGGTAATAGTCTTACCATTTATATCTTTTGAGTTACAGACAGCCCACGTAAACGACTGTCTTTCAAACCCATTAAACGCTTGCTTTGGATCAAAATAATAAGCAAATGTGCCAGCGCCAGTTTCAGAGTATACATCATTAGTTGATACAGATAAATTACTACAATGTCTAGTATCTAGCCAGTCAATTAAAACTTTTGGTTTAATTCTTTGCGAAGACGATACAATTTTAGAATTAAATTGAGTACTTAATTGCTTGTTGTATATATCAACATTAATCATTTTATACTTCCTCTAACTCCAAAGCGCAGTCCCAAAAGTATACATCATTGTCAATGTCTCTTCTCACTAATTTTTCTGAATAGCTCTTAACAACAACATCCAACTGCTCCTCTGAGTACGGATTCGTCCCATCAGAGTCGATGTTTAAGTATCTCAATGTATGTATATCTGGATCGTTTGCTATTCTATTAATCATATCCCTTCCAAACTTTAAATCAACTGTATTCTCTCTATTGTTTGGAACATATGACCAAGTTATTGAAAAAGTTTTTCTTCCGCTTGATTTCTTGTAGTACCTGTTTCTTGAATTTTTCCAGTTAGTTGTCTCAATAAATGAAGGATTTATTGAACTAGCAAATGTTCTATTGTGCTCGGTCAGCGGTTTATCATCAAGCAACAGGAGTGTCCTAATAACCTGTGTATCTTCAACAATATTATCGCTGAACCTGAGAGGAGTAACGAACAGGACATTAGTGCTAAATGCTACAGAAATCCTGGCAAACAGTATTTCCTTACCAACAGTTACCGTGTATCCTTCAACGGAAAGATCAGCGGCGGCATAAGCAATCTTTGTACCATCAGCAACAAGTTCAGACTCAACATTTATATCCTGACGAGCATACTGAATCTCATATGCTGTTACGGACATGTCAGATTCAATTGACAGACTACACTCTGAGTATGCAATCTTGTACGCCGTGACCTGAGCATCGGAAGTTATATCAATAGCAATTTCTGGATAGAGAATTTCCTGGGCTACAGTTAATGTGTAACCTTCAATAGAAAGATCTGCTTTGCCAAGCTGAATTTCATATGCCGTGACTGTTGCATCAGACTCAAATGAAACAACTGATCCGGTCAAAAGAATTTCAATGGCTCTTATAGTTGCATCAAGTTCAGATACCATAGGATCTGGGTATGCATACTGAATTTCAATCGCTCTCGGAGTAACATCACCATCAGCACTCATTGATGATGTCATCCATGTTTCCTTATAAGCAGTCGCTGTCAACTGAGCGTCAATTATGTTATCAATCAATGCCCTAGCAAACTTATACGCTCCAACATTTACGCTGGCTTCAATGGACAAACTACAACTAACGACCCGTACTCTTGTTGCATTAGATGTAAATTCAGATTCAATGGATTGGTCCACCGGATCCGCATACAGAATCTCAATAGCAGTTGGGGTGCATTCAGCATCAAATGAAACACTAGAACTTGCATACTGGATTTCAATTGGCGAAGAAACAGCAGTAAGATCACCACTAAGAGATGCTCTTGCATAAGCATCCTTCATCGTGTCAATTACAGCATTAGATTCGATATCAATAGCAATTCTTGCTCGTTGCTCTTCAAGAGCCAAAACAACAGAAACAGAAAGGCCGCTGACCGAGATCAGAGCATACTGTATCTCTATAGCAGAAACAAATGTTTCTGTGTTTGAAGAAATGGATGCCGAAGCATACTGAATCTCATAAGCGGAGACAGTAAGGTTAGACTCAACAAACAGACCGGCTGCAGCAATGCTCGGCTCAACATCTAAACCATAGAACTTATATCCATTACTATTAAATGTTATCGAATAATATGAATCATTCCAAGGCAACACTGATGGAACAAAGCTGTTGCTATTAATTCCATGACTACCATTGCCCGTACCGACAACTTGCCTCTCAAGTCGATTTGTCTTATCATAAACAGTATTTGAACCACCTGTAGCGCTACCGGTGGCTCCCCTTGGAATCAACACAGATTCGGTTGAAGAAGCAGAGCCAGAAGCAGAACCCGATACGCTAGAGGTTTTTAGATAAGCAAATTGGCTTGATGAAGATCCAGACCCAGAAGAAGTCGCTGTTCTCTGGGTGTAGATCTTATCACCAGAAGAAGTTGAGGATCCAACAGCCGATCCCGAAGCCGTTCTTAATGGATAATCATCATAAGACAACGTGATGCTGTCGTATGATATGGAAGAATTATCCCAAACTAGGTCTGTGCCACTATAAGAATAATTAGCATTATTATACTGCTGAGATTCATTATAATTGGCAGTCATACATACTATTATACCTTATAATGTGTTCTAAATAATTCCTGCAAAACCCGCTTAATCAGAAAAGGCTGAGTGAGCGCGCCCACGATACAGTACCAGAGCCTGCTTCAAAAAAGTAATAAATATAACCATCTGTTAATTGTGTATTATAAACTAAACCTGGGCTGGTAATAAATTCTCCATTATACGCAGACGGATGCCTAAGCCAAACAGTCCCCGATCCACCACTTGCGCCATTACCCTGCTCCATTCCACCGCCCCCTCCACCACCAGAGTTAGGTCCACCATTTGTAGGGTTTAATGTATTCAATCTTCTACCGCCATTACCACCAAAACTTTCCCCACCGGTAATAATCGAAGAACTGTCATATGAACCACCACCACCACCTGCACCATAATAAACAATATTATTTCTTATAAACGGAGGATTGCCAAATGATTGCGTTGTTGTCCCCTGGCCAGTGCCACCGCTATTAGACCCATTGCCACCATTAGAACCACCAGATAAATCCAGTGCGCTATTCGTACCATTGCCAGAACCACCACCAGATCCACCATTGCCGCCAGACTTGCCGCCGGCATTTCCACCACCAACACCACCAGCCGAAGTAAAAGTAGAAAACTGAGATGTTCCACCGTTAGAGCCAGGATTGGAAATATTAAAACCTCCAGTGCCTCCAGCGCCTCCAGCACCTACAACAACTGTGTAATCGACAAGTGGTTCAACTACAACACTTCCATAGGTCGTATAGCCTCCACCGCCTCCACCGCCACGATCACCTTGACCACCACCACCGCCACCAACAATGAAATAATCAATTAATAAGATTTCTGACCTAGAGCCAGAGAACCCTAATCCACTAATGCTTGAAGATGCAAATGTGGTAATTAATGGCATACATTAACCTCACGCAAACTGTGTCTGCGAAGCAAGAATTGTATATGACGGTGCAGAGTTTGTTTTAATAATAGTGAATATATAAACGTCAGTTGAGTTTGCATTACCAGAAGATGGAGTAACATCCCCCTGCCATTCTGGATATACTATAAGATCATCAATTCTAACTTCATCACAATAATAGCCAACACCGCCCAGAGTAACTGCAAGAACTACGGTCATAGAGTCACCGACAGATAGAGAATTACCAAACGTATTGTTTCCATCGCTTATATTTAAAGTCCAATTGTTTGATGCCCCATTCGTATAAATCCAGGCACTAGATGTAAGAACATTCAAATTCACAGTACCAGATATAGCTGTATTTGAAATTGACCACGACTCTTTTGTGCTTTTCAGAACTGCGTCATTGATAATAGGAGCAGATAAAGTTTTATTTGTTAAGGTTGCAGACCCAGATAAAGTAACACTATTCGTTTCAAGTTGAGAAACTTTATAGTCAAGACTAGTCGCAACAGCCGAGCTGTCCACACCAACTTTCGCCTGCAAAGCTTCTACGGCATCATTAACATTAGCGTGCTGTCCAGCATGTGAAGGATTGCTTAAACTATCTATAGATGTTGGATTGCTAAAAGAATCTAACGAAGAAGGAAACGAAGTTGTCATGCAACCTCCTAATCAAGCGTTAAAGACAGAGAGGTTATTTGAAAAGACTCACCTACCAACATCGATGCACTTGAAGAAAGAGCTCCAGTCCACAAACAGTTGCCACTAGTAGAGGCATCCCAAATACTCCAATGAGTATAAGTTTCCTCAGCAGCGACATTAACCCAAGAAATTGCAGCACTAGCAGATATACTTCCCCCCGAAGCACTGCCCCAAGACACTGATTTACGACTGTTTTCTACAGCAGCAGATGAAGTGCCATTTTCACCAGGATCACCAGTATGCAGTTGGATATATAGAGCAGAAGGCATAGTCCATGACGTAACACCTGCTAGATGGTCTAAAATTTTATTTTCAGCATAATTTGAAATTGACATTGCTTACCTCACATACATATAATACCATTAAAAAATGTATAAATCAAAATTACCAATTACCATCTGGGCATTTTTTATTGATATCTTGGACAATAACTGACACGAAGCACCCACAATTTTTGAATGAACATCTATATTCAGATATATATGGACATTTAAGGCAAATATTAAATCTTTTCATAGCCAGATCCGAAACATTTTTGCCTAGAATGGAGGTTACCAAGTTATCCATGTTTCCCAAGTACCACTTGCATTTAAATATACAGGGTTACCACTTTGACCCGTTCCCCAGAGCAGACCGTCTGGGAAGCTTCCGCAAGTGCTTCCATTCCAGCCAGCACCTATTGCATTCACGCCATCTGGCCAATTGCATGGATTTTGTGCAGTTGAATAAATTCCATGACCGCCAGCAGCCCCTATAAAAACACGCATCCCGCTGCGATTACCCCCTGTCGAAGTATCAGTAGAACTTCTTGTATTAAACAACTGATTCGAACCAAAATATGTATAACCACGTAAACCAGCATCATTTCTCTGTATGAGGAAACCATTCCAAGGTATGCTTTTGCCAACTTCATTAACTGTCGCAGTGCTATTATATGGAGAACTAAAAACACGAACCCATGCCTTGCTGTCTACTAGGTCAAAATCTGTATATAAACTAACTGCAGCAGTCATAGATCCGCTTTGATACCAATAAAAACCATTAGGAGGCGGTCCTGCGGCCTTTAGATCAGTCGGTGAATTAGCTGGATTGCTTTCTGAGTTAGATATATAAAGAGGCCAAGAACCCTTTGACCGATATTGATAGACATCGCCCACGCCCCATATTCCACTAGCAGAACTAGAAGATACAACTGGAATAGGACCAACAAAAGGCTCGCTCATTAACTAATCTCCAATAGTGAAACAGTAATTTCAACTTTATTGGTAGCGTCACTGTTTGCACTGAGTGTGTCACCTGCCTCAAGCACAAGTTTCCCTGAGATCAGATTCACGGCAGCCTTGCTGGGAATTTCTAATCCCTTAACTAAGTGTGTATCGTTAGTTCCGTCATTCCATGTTGCAGTTACAGGCACAACTCCGGTATTATCAACATTGGCGGCTTGAATCATGAGAACAACAGTAGTAGTAGCAGACGGAGTGGTATAAACAACACCCGCCGATCCGCCAAGAGCAGCACGATAAACCTTAAAAGTATTTGCCATTTTATCCTCCTAAAGCAACGATTAAAGCAATAACATCAGATGATAGATTACGAACTTTATAGTCTAAAGAATTCACATCTTCTGAGCCATCTATTCCAACCTTTACCTGCAAAGCCTCAATCGCATCATTAGCATCAGCATGCTGATCAGCGTGAGGGACAGCGACCATCGAATCACTACCAAGCGGGTTGGTTAAGGTATCTAAAGACACCGGAAAATTAATTGCCATAATGACTCCTTATGAAAATTATATCATATTTATCTATAAAAACGCCCATCTTACCTTTCCTCTATTACAAAATCAATATCATAATAAGTACATTGAGTCTGGAGATCCCTTCTCACAATTGACTCGCTATAGTTAGAAATAAACCCCTGGATCTGTCGAACCGGAGCTGACGGCTCATCCTGATATTGGACTGTTACATTAGGATTGTTGAGCGCCAAATTATGAAGAAAATCTCTCCCCGCACGACCGTCCACAGTCTTGCTAGACAAAGATGGCAAATATGAAAACTGAAACTTCATCACCTTTTTATTGTTCTTATAAAATCTTTTTAGACGGCCCGATGCGGTCTCAACATCAGAAAGTTGCTGATACTGTCCTGAGTCATACTTTCTATTATGCTCAGTTATCTCTGTTCCATTAAGAGAAAAAAAAGAAATAATAGACATCACAGACCCCTATTCAAACCAGAGTAAGAACTCACAGTTCTCACCTCAAGACCAGCCGACTTCTGATTCCTGGGAGCCACTTTGACATTGTACTCCTTCATCATCGACTCAAACCACTGCTGTTCACCAATAAAGTTATCAACATAAATATTAACATTCTTAGTTTCGTTAATTGTTGTAACTTGCGGAGACTGCATTCTTCCTGGTGAAGTGAACCTCATATTATTAAGATTCTGTAGTGTAGACATTCCTATTGCCTGAACAGCCTTAGCATTTACAACATATTCACCGCCATGTAATAATGCCGGCACAGCAGTAGAAGCAAAACCTGGGACTGCGAATCCACCGAGACCATACTTCTTCATCTTACCGCCATAACCAAAGCTTGGTATTACACCACCAAAATATCTAGACACCCCAACAGCACTAAGGAAGCCAGAATCTTGCAAGAACTTCCTTAAATACATATTTATCCCTGTATTCGGAGCAAGATAATTCAATAAAGCACTAATCGTATATTTACCAGTGCTAACATCACTAATAAACGCTGGCAGTGTTGACATAAGTTTAGTCAATACTGTATTTCTGGCTATTGTACCCTCACTGCCAGATTCAAAAGCAGATCTTGGGAATAGTTTATTAAAGAATGATGTAATCGATTGTGATATATTAACCACAGGAGCGCCATCTCCTGGGTCGAACCCACCGCCACCAGTGCTTCCACCAGAAGACTTAGCAGCACCCGCTGCTGCCTCAATTGCAGCCTGTAACGCATACCATTTAGCAATAGCAGGATCCAATAAACTAATCATATCCTTAACCAAAGAACCCATGCCATCAATAAGTTTCTGCTGTTCCCTGATCAGAACCATGTTGGCATTGTCAATTGCTTCTTGGAAAATTGCTGCAATGTCAAATCCAAAGAATGCTTCTTGCATCTTATCGACAATAGGTGTGATGTAATTGTCGATAACAGCAGAGAATGCTGTTTCAAACGACTGACCCGCCGTTGGCCCCATGTCAATAAATGTCTGGCCGATCTCACGCATCAAAGCAGCAGTATTGCCAAGAATAGAATCAGCAGAAGCGCCGGAATCAGCACCAAGACCAAACTTAGTCTTAGCAATCGAAATTAATTTATCTAAAGGCTCAGAAAAGAAACCGACAGTTGGATCAGTATACTGCTGAATAATCTTCGGTATCTCAAGATAATACTCTCTAAACGATGTCTGCATTGCAGCAGTGGCCTCTGCTGCTTTTCCTCTTATTTCCTCAAACTGCTTTGCGAGTTCTTCTTGATTATATGTGCCATACTTACCGATGTCTTCAACAAACTTTTCGTAATTCTTAATGATCTCATCGAAAGCCTTTTCAGCATCTTTCTTCTGCTGTTCTAAAATCTGCTTTACAGTTTCTCTCTGTCGGCTCTGAAGTTGCTTAGCTCTATCACCATCATACTGATCAAGTTCATCTCTAAAAGACTTAGTATTCTTTTCCTCTTCAAGATCAAGAGTACGAGCATCATCAACACGACCCTCGTAAATAGCAAGAGCTCTTTCACGTTGATACTTCGCTCTCTGGAGATCACGATCCTCAATCATACGACGACGACCAGTCTCATAATCTTTAGTTTCTGTTAATTCTTCTTCTGCCTTTTCAAGAGCATCTAATGCAGCAAGTTGATCATCAAAATACTGCAACTGCTTCTCTTTTTGTTCTTCAAGAAGTTCAGTAAGTTGAGACTTATACTTAGAAACTCTATCACCAAGATAGTCAACAACAAGATCGACAAATCTCTGCTGTAAATCTTTCAACGCATCCTTGACCGCACCACCGACAGCGTTACCAATTTCCTCACCAGTTCCTTCAAGAGCACCAGAAATCTCCGATACAAGTTCATCAATTTCTTTTTGTAATTCACTCTTTTCTCCATCTGGAGTTAGTGAAATAGGAACATCAATTTCTCTACCAAACTTCTTTTTAAATGATTCAGCAATACTTTCTAATGCGCTATCGATAGCACCAATCAAACCATTGGCTAGCCAATCAACACCATCAAGAAGACCACCGACAATAGATTCAATCCATCCTTGATCAAAATCAAGTTTCTCAAGAAGCCAGTCTCCTAAATTAACATCTTGATCCATAAGACGACTAGTGAATTCATCAGCCATACCTGCTTCTATTCGTGAATTATAATACTCTTCCCACATTCCATTTGCAAGATCTTGACCCGCCTGACGACCAGCGTTTTCTGCTTTGTCGTCACCAAATACTTTACCCCATAGACCATCCCAACCCTTTTCAAGAAGACTTCCACCCCAAGACCAGAATGAATTATCAAATGTACCAGGTGTTAAGAATATTGAATTGGCTATCCACTTCCCAGCGCCTACTATCCATCCACCTAATTTAGATGTACCCCATTCAAGAGCTGCAGATATTGCTTTTGTAATTGCAGTAAATATGAAATCTGCTAGTTTACCAAATCCAACAATTGCAGCTTGTAGTAAACTCTTTAATATAGGAACAACAGTCTTCACAAGACTTAAGAAAGCATGCCCAATACGCATAAACATCTCAGCACCAGCATCGCCAGCCTTATCAAATTGACCTGTGAACACAAAGTAGATTACTTTACCGATTGAAATAACTGTATTAACAATAGATACAAGAACAGGAACAACTTTTTCCTTTACAAACTTTGCAATTTTATCTGCATTTTCCCTAAATTTCTTAGCAATAAAATTAATGCCGATAACAATTGCTGAAAATGCAGACCTAGAGGAATTCGCTGAATCCTCCAATGAATCACCAGTATTCTTAGCAGAAGCGGAAGCGCCAGCGAAAGCAAGAATCATGTCCATCAAAGGCTTTGCAATTATCTGGAGTGCTTCTTTAATGTAACCCCATGCTTCTTTTAGTTTAGCAATAATAGGCTCAAAATTTTGAATCGATGACTTAACTGCTATAACTGCTGCAACTAATAATCCAATAAGAATTCCGATACCAGAAGCCATTAGAGCAATTTTTAAACCGGTTACTATAGACTTAACTAATCCAGCAATCACACCGAGTGGGTTGAGAAGTCTTGCAAAACCAACAAGCATGCCAGTAAAATCAGCACCAATTTTACCAAATGTTTTGCCAACTTTACCCCACTCTGTAGCATCAACACGAGACCTAAGCCCACCGCTTACACCCCGTGATGCATTTAAAGCACCAACACCAGAACGCACAAGACCTTGACTAATCATCTTGCCAAAAATCGGGATGAACCCAAGGAACACAGAAGAGAACCTGCCAAATGCTATAGTTGCATAAGAAACACTATTGCCAAGTTTAGTAAACGGAGTAGTTAAACCTCTACCTATCGCAGTAGCAACACGACCTCGCGCAGCACCAGTAGCAGCGCCAGCAATTGCGCCAGCACCAGCCATGCTCATACCCATTGATGCAAGAGCATGAGCCATAGCAGCATCATGCATCATCTGAACATAATCATAGCCCGCCTTAGCGACCGTAGCCCCAACAACGCGCCTGGTTCTCTTTACATGCCTGGTCTGACGAGTCGGAGGTGGAGGTGTCGGTGTGCTAGTTGTTTGTGTTCCAACAACAACTGCTGCAGCAGCCTCATCCGCAGTCTCAGCAACATCATCCCAAATATCTTTAGCAACAACAGCCTTGGCTTTCGCCTTAGCCTCTTCAATCTGAGCCATTCCTCTTTCATAAATTAATTGACCCGCTGAAGGAACAGGTACTCTTGATGCTGCTATAGCAGCATCTTTTGCCTCTTCTGCCGCATCCCATATATCTTTAGTAATGGCTGTTTTGACAGTTTCACTAGCCTTTTTACGAGTCTTGGTTACTTTCTCTTCTACAGCCTGAACGCTCTTTCTGCCCTCGCCCTGTATTTTTGCACCAGAAGGAGTTCTGCCTAGTGACTTATTAACTGTAGCAATATCATCACTAAATGACTTGAGCACTCCATCAATTGCTTCGTCACTTAATCCAAGATCTTGACCAATTCTTCTCAAAGCATCAATGCGCGGCTTTCTTTCTGTAGAGCGAGTTCTAGCCTGCTTAACAATATCCTTCACGGCTTCATCTTTAGCAGCATTTAATTTTTCAAGTGGATCAGTTATTGAATCAGATATATTTTGCAAATATCGCTCAGGGCGAATCTCTTTAGTGGATTTTTTAACTTCATCAACACTTTCCTTGATATTAGCAGCACTTCTTTTTTGCGAAACAGAAATACTTCTGTTAAGCATATTATCAATATTTGAACCGACATTAGCAATGTCACCATCTGGACCAATTATTTGATCAAGCGATCTAGCTGCTGTATCAACAACATGATTAACATTTTTAGCAATTGCCTCTGGGCCTTTAGAAATAATATCAGTAATTCTACTGACCGATTTCTTAGGTCTAACAACATCAGGAAGACCTGAAACTAGATCATCAACCTGATCACCAAGCGCACTCAAAGGTTGAGTTAATATATCAAGATAGCTTTTGCCTTCACCACCAAGGCTAGTTAATTTAGCAATAATAGCTTTTTTGAAATCCTTAGCCTTCTTAGGATCACCAACTCTTTTTGCTAGTAACTTATCAAGAAGAGTTTCTTCAAGACCACCACCACCAATACCACCACCAACAGCCATCATTGCTGCACCGGCAGCACCACCACCAAACAGTTTTCCTAACAAACCACCAGGAACATCAGCCATACCAGCCAGAGCAGGGCCAAGAGCAGCCAAAGGCAACATTGACATTAACCCAGTATTCTTCTTTAGCATGTCAGCCGCAGCCCAAAGACCTGGGTACTGCTTACGGCTCATGAAAGCAAATTTTCTTCTTGCCTCCTCCGCCATCTTCTTCCTACCGCGAAGGATAAGATCTCTTACATTTCTACCTCTTGAGCGTATGATTCCGCCTTCCCCAACTTGTCTGAAAGGCATCCCCATTTCTCTTTCAATTCTCGCCCCCCTGACCGACTGTAGTGCCTCATAACTAAAGTCTGATGGTCTTCTATCCCCAATAACATCAACAATAGGAGCATCGCCCAATCTCCCAATCCCAGATGCTATATCCTCAAGTTCATCCAATGTTTTTGGTAAAGGCATATTTCTTGCATAAAAACCTGGGGCTTGTTTAGATACAAGACCGAGCCTTGCTCTTGCTTTAGAAATATCTTCATCTATCTTTTTCAGTCTTCTCTGATACCCAGCACCAAATCCAGATTTAACCGCTGTAGCCTCAGCCTTGCTCATACCCTCTCTAGGTTCAAATACTCCTCTTTTAGCATCATTAATAAATTCATCAACTGTTCTTGGTGTATAAGATTGACTCAATGCTTCAGAAACAGAACGCTCTGCTGCTCTCTCCACAGATGCTCTTGCTGCCTCAAGATCTGCAATTTTTCTTCTTAAAGATTCTGCTTCTTTTATAGAGGCTTCTTCCAAATGAAGAGTCCCTAAACGAGCTCTCTTTCTTTCAGGTATATAATCGCTATAGTACGCCGGCCCTGTTGTTTTTTGTAAAATGCCTTTAGTTAAATCACGGATACGACGACGAGACTTTGGATCTGATGCATCCTCTTCCAGCTTCTTAACGCGATCCAAGAATTGCATTGTTGTGCCTTCTTCGAAATCATCATATAAATCCTTAGTTGCCTCAACAGCGTAATCAACAGCAGTCACTGGAGCTCTTTTTATGGCTTTAATAATATCTTTATCACCAAGAATCATTGCTTGAATATCATCTTTAATATTTGATGGGAACAATTTAGCACTTGTACCACGACCAAAACCCCTAAACAAATCTTTGAACTGTTTCTTCGTGGGGGTAGCACCAGCCTCAAGTGTGTCTATGACCCCACCAACATTTAAAACTGTACCTTTTGAAAACTCATCAAGAATTCCCTTTAACGTGTCAGACTGGAACGTGAGACCAGCGGAGCCAAGTTTTTGAGCAATCTTGGATTGGGTGATCTTAACAATATCACTAACTTTACCGCCAGACTTTGTAATGCTGTCATTATATTGAGAGAAAGAAGAGAGTATCGCTTCTGACGTAAGAGGCATCATCCCTGTTAATTTATCTAATGTTGTTTCGACAGATTTTGATACGGCCTCACTAACAGCCTTTCCAGGTTTTTGAATTAGCGCATTTGCTCTATCAGTAAAGCCAAGCAAAGCAGTGCTTGCATCCTGAGGGGAGACACCGAGTTTCCCAGCCTTACCAAACAGTCTTTCCCAGCCAGCAGTTACAGAGCGTGGGCCTTTTCTAGATAGACCCTTAATCCTTTCCAATTCTTTTTCAATTTCTTGATTTAACTTGGCGATACCAGGAATGGTAACCGGTGGTATTAATCTTTGCGCTCTTACATCTTTTTCTGAGACAAGAGACCCATAACCCGTTCCAACCGGTCGGTCACCAGTTCTACGCTTAGATATAACAGTAGGCATTGTTGAAGCAGCGGTCGCTTGCGTAGTCTTTTTAATTGTATATCCTGCTTCTTTTTCTGCTTTAGTAACTCCATCAACAGCATTCTTGACATTACGCATTGATCTAGCTTTAGTGTTACCAGTCTTAGCTTGAGTTGCTAAAAACGCAGTAGCCTGCTGAATATAAGAAGAAACGTAATCCTCTGCTTTAGCGACACCATTCAAGCCATCAATAATTTCATTTACAGGATTTTTAAACCAACCACTTATTCTATTAAGCCCAAGAAGTGAAGAAAGTATATTGCCAGAACCCTGCTTAACGCGAGAACGTCTGCCAACAGAAACTGTTGTTTGATCAACTATCTGATTTGCTAGAATATCCAAATCACTTCTTGCAACAGTACTTAATTTACCGGAACCAAGAAGCATTCTTACTAAGTTAGATCTACCCCTGCCCATTCCAAGAGTTGTATTACCTAACTGAATAACATCCTGTCTATAACTACCAATACCACCAAAAGCATAATCCAAAGCATTTGCAAATTTTGGGAACTTACCAGCAACAGCGTCAAGTGTTTTACCAAAAAGACCCATTCGAGATGTCATTTCGCCAATTCCACCAGCAGCCTGAACAGCGCCATCACTAATTACTTTAGGAAATTTAAGAAATTTAAAAAGTTTAGGAAGTATTTTTGAAGTCATTTGAAGAACAACGCCAACAATCTGAGCCAATATTGACTTAAGCGTTGTTAAGGGACCAGCAAGAGCTAGAGCAGCAAGACCAATACCAAATAATTTTTTAGCACCATCGCTTAAACCGGTAAACCAACGAACAAATCTTTGAATAAGAGGTGTAATTGCTTCAGCCATTTCAACAAACACTGGCACTACCTGTGCAGATAGAGCCTTAAAAGTTTCTCTCAATCTTCCAAGTTTTGCTTCAACAGTATTATTAGCCGCCTCTAATTCTTTTTTATAAATGTCTTTTGCCGCTTCCGGTCCTAGCGCCTGGGCTAAGAGAACCTTGCCAGCTTCGTTTGTAATTGAGCCATAAAAATTCTCATACTGATCATCTAATTGTTTAATAGCATTAAGTTGACCATCAGTAATTGCTTTAACAACAGCATCATTACCCGCAATCTGTGCTTCAGAACTATATCTAGCAATTTCACCTAAAGACTGTATCGTATCTGCTGAGAATCTATCCGATATACCGATTTTTTCAAGTTCTGTATTAATACTTCCTACAACAGTACCAAAAATTTTATTTACATCACTCCCAGCCTGTCGCAATTGATTTTGAAAGATAGACAACTGATTAATTGCCTGTTCCATACGTGGCCCCTGACGGACTCCGAACAAACGAGCAAAGAATTCTAGAGCGCCCTGAGTGCCATAAGAACTTTCTTTCAAAGCATCAAAACCATCAACCAAATATTGGATCGTTTCTAATCCAATGCCGGCCTCAAACTGAAAATCTTTACCAAGTGCTCTGCCAAGTTCTGCCATGATTTCTTTGTTTTGCTTTGTAGGCGCAACAATTCTCTGCAAAGAAACCTTAATAGAGTTAGCCGACGCACCAACTTCGAACCCAGCGGCGACCATCGGTGCGAACATCGATGCTGCCTCAAGAATTGTTAATCCAAATGTTGTAGCAATACCTTGCATTTCTGGGAAGGCATCAGCCATGCTCTTTAGAGAAAGCACTGTTTTGTTTTCAATCAAGTTCAACTGGTAGAGGGAGCCAGTAATCATATTGACTGCTCGCTCAGCTGTTTCTGCTGTATCAATTATTTTACCAGCTTCTGATGCAGCAGTATTTTGAATTCGAACAGCCTGCTGGAATTGAGAAAGAATAAATTCCCTAGCAACTCCTATATCAACATCACCAATCTTCTCTAGTTCGGCAGTTAATCTTACAAGAGGAAAGATCTCCCCCGCTGGAACGCCAAGCTGAGCGAAGTCGGCTGCAAGCCCCTGAACTAGTTCTCTTGCGATACCAAGACCGGTATATGAATCAGTCACCTTATATGAGAGATTGTCAAGTTCATCACTAAGCTGATTCATAAAAGTATCTAACTCAGCATCAGATGCAAAAGCATCATTTATAATCTTTCTTGTTCTAACAACTTCTTTATCAAGTTTTCTTAAGTTGTCAATACCGTAACGAACAAAGCCCAGAATTGGCAATGTTAAAGCAAATGTTAGGTTTCTACCAACATAGTTAAGATTTTTACCAAAATCAACCATTGACTTGCCAACCAAGCCAATATCTTTATTTAAAGTAGATAGCTGTAATCTAAATGCATTCGTACTAATAGAATCAAAAGCATTTTTAACTCTACGAATCTCTCTCTCTTGATCCCTTAAGGCTTTAATACTTGCTTTAGCAGAAGCAATAATTGCTTGATTCCCATCAGATCCAGCTTTCTGTTCCATCTTTTGAACAGACAATAATGCTGATCTTCTTTTCTTAATTTCATCAAGAGAGGAATTAAGAAGTTTAGAAGCAGATCTTGCTTCTTGAATACTTTTTCTTAATGAAAAAATATTGTTAGTAAGGTATGACATACTTTGGCCGACAGTTCGACCGCTGTATGAGGTCTTTGAAAAGACATCATTTAACTGCTTTGTTTCTTGCCTCAAATTTCTTGTAGAAGCAGTTGTTACCTGAAGTTGCCTAGATATAGTAGAAAAAGCATCCTGAGTCCTTCTGGACATGGATGCCAGGGCGTTTGATAGTTCGTCCTCAAGTATTGCACGAACTTTAAATTCGATGTCTTCAGCCATACCGTTTACCAATACAATTATTGCATATTCCCAGAATAAAAGCAATATTAACTAGGAGTTGTTTGATATCCAAGACCTATTGGTATTTGACTGATATCGAAGGCAGACGCAGCAGTTTTCTGCTTGACTTCCTCATTGTACCAGTCGTCATCAAAGTCTACTTCTGCACCCTGAGATGCCGCAGCAATCTTCATTGCCGTACTGGTTTCATTCATGCAAGCTCTATAAAGTAAAAAAAGTTCATTTAGAATGAGAGATGACTCTAAATGTTCTATGCTATTCCAAGCACCAGTTTTTACAAAAATTTCTGATTCGTATTTGAGGAGGGGTAGATCTTCCCAAGGGGTTCCCTCATCCACCCCCTCCTCGTCTACAAGGAAGGGTCTGAACCCATTGCTGCTGACATCAGTTCACCGAATGAACGAAGATCTAAAATATCTTCAAGAGCATCGGGGTCTTCAGCGAGTTCGGGATCAACAGTTGCAAGAGCAATAGCAGCGGCTTCGATCATGACATCGATATCCTCATCCGAAATACCCTCTTCAGTGTTCAAATCCTTAACCGCCTTCATAAACTTTCTTAACTGTCTAATAGTCAGCGGCTTAATTACTCTTGTCTTTCCGTCTGCGAACAGAATCTCTGTACCAGCGAAAAGGTCTTTATTCTTAGTCAAAATATCCTCCTAGGTTAGATAATAGAGAAAGACTCTCAGCTAAAGATTATATCACATCTAATAGCCGAGAGTCTTTCAGGTAAACGATATTTTGATTATTTAAAGATCTTTGGTACAAGACCTAACAATATAGTATCACAATCATATAAATGTGTAAAAAAATCTATATACCCAATTCTTTTCTTTTCTGAGTTGCAGATATTAATTCAATTTCTTCACCAAGATTGGCTTTTTCAATAGAATAGCCGACATCTCTCCCATATACAATTCTAGTAATATTAGGCATTTTTATTATGAATGGATTATTAACTTTTTCTTTTATATATGACTTTACTTCTTCATATCTTAAAGGATCTTTATTAGAAGTTCCATATGTGCTTCTTACACCGATTACAGCCTGTGGTGAATCTTGTAGAGCAAAGTCTCTGAGCGCGCCATGACCTTCATGCCAAGGCTGGTATCTACCCAGCAAAAGAGCTGTTGGCTGAGACCAGTCGTGGAGGCCAAAATGTGAAATAACAGTATCAACTTCGTTATCAATAGTTAGCCCGCCTGGGATTACTAGATCAGCGATAGGGTCTTCCCACATTTGATTTGTATCTTCATATCTTGATTGTTTTATTCTATCAACCCAGATAAAAGCATCAGTTTTTCCAAAGGCATCTCTAGTTTTATTAGTAGGACAAACAAAATCAACCACAACAATATGCCCCTGTCGTGACAAAAGACGAGCCATTTCACCCATACGACGGGCTTGCTCAATTCTATCTTTCTCTGAGAAACCAAGGTCAGAGTTGATACCTGCTCTAACCTCATCGCCATTCAAATGAGTTGCGTTTATCTTGTATACAAGTTGTTCAGCTAGTGCTGTTTTACCAGCGCCAGGAAGCCCAGCAATTAATAAAATCATAAAGAAAACCTCAGGTGTATTTTATCACACCTGAGGTTTCCATTTTAATTAAATTGTATTAAGATCAGGTCTGATCGACAATCTTACCGTACTCGTAACCAGTATCTTCAGTCTTCGGGAGAATTCTGAATTCCACAGCAAACACGGAAGCCTCTGCTCTCTTCATGGTGAGAGCAGTCGAAGCCATCGAAACAGCTCGCTTCGTGTAGAACTTACGGGTCTTGGTGGTTGAAGCATCCGAACCGGGAGCCGATCCAGTAATAACAAGAGCCTTCTCATACGGGAAAACGCTCTGTCCACCGAACATGAACGTCTTAGTGTTTGCACCATCGTTGTTAGCCAAGATGTCAGTCGTAGTAGCCCCAACAGAATCATAGTTCCAAGCAAGAGCAAGGTTGTTGAGGGTAGCCTCGGCAAGAGTCGTCTTGACCATTACCTTAACCTTAGACTGAATCAACTTAGCAGCATCACCGTACTGGTCGATCTCAATGTCCACCATGTCCGGTTCCCAAGTGATTTCCACGCCGTTCTGGGTAGCTCCGATATCATCGAAAGCATCCATTGCTGCAATAGTTGTAGCGTTGGCGGAATCACCAATCTTCAGAGTAGCCTCACCGACCACAATGTTAGCAACATTAACTGCCATTTTAGTTCCTCCTATTCGAGGATAAACATCCTCTTTCCGTTTTTATCACGCCATTTGGCGATTTTTTTAGCATGGTCAGGATGAATTTCATCCTTTCGTCTGCCTATTCCCAAACCTTTTTGCCATTCGAAATCATAAACCCTCCCACCAATTCGGGTAGTAAAAGATGAATTCTTTCCAATGTATGTAATACTATTATACTTCATATTTTTTAATTTTACCACAACTATCTAGAAACCGACATTATTTTAAAGTCCAAATTGATCCTAAATATGCCGTCTTTTTCTAGCGCTGGGGCTTCGCTGGAACTAACCATATACGAAGACTGTATTCTGACATTACTGCCAGCGACACCCCCTGGCTGGGCGATCTGATCGCCAGAGCCAAGAAGGTCTATAATCTTTTCTGATATCTGATACATCCTGTCGATATCCGAATCAAAAACTGAGTAGCGCACTAGGTCGCATCTTTGCCAGTATGCCTCCACGTTCTTTATGTCTGGCCTGTAGTAGTACACAACATAGGGAGGCTCTGGACTACCCGTTGCAACGATGGGAAAGAAGCTCATCACTTTGCCAGCGACGTTAGAAACACTACTATGATTCTTTACATATGTATTTATGTCATAGACGCTAACTGCCATACTTATCACCCAGCTTAATATTATTAATATTATCATTTATAATATTATTAGCTTGTTGACCGATACCAAATTCATCTCTAACAGAGTAAGAAGTACCTGTAACTTCAAAACTACCTTCTGCGTCAATAGATAAATTCACTTCACTATATTGATCTTGCTCAAGAAACTCTTCCATCGCTTCTTTAACTTCGACCGCAGACTTAGCCATTTTAGAAATAATATCAATTGGAATAAAAGACAAGCAATCTAAACCTTCTTTATGATTAGAATTGATTGAAAACTTAGGCACGCTTCTCAATCTCCTTCTTGAGTACGCATGAAACATGATGCTTCTTACCACCCCATCCAAATTTTGGATGAACAGCGATTATTTGAAACGGACCAGTTTCTAGGACATTCCCGTATCTATCTTTTATATCTTTTACTAAATTATCAAATTTTATGTAGGACTGGAATGAGCCAGGGATAAACATCTCAAACACTTGCATGTTTTCCTGGTATGGATTAAGACGTATTGACCCACCGGTAGACTGAGTGGTTGGAATCTGTAAATAGGCGGGGACAGTTTGACTAAAAGTAAAGGTAACAGACAACTGGCCTGCTGCGTTTTCAGTAGTAGTTCTTGTATATATATCAGCAGTATGAACCCATCTCAAATATGTTGATCTGTCTATTGCCATCACACCACATAATCCATAATAAACATTGTGTAGTCCATCAATAATGTATCTACTTCAATATTCCCCGTTGATTCGTAGAATGAATCTTTTGTGCGATATTTAATAATATCCATATCAACACTATAAATTCCATGCCTTCTATAGGCTGAGTCATCTGTTACAAGATCTGCGATCAGTAGCCTTGAGGCTTGATCAACATTATCTGGAACATAGGGCCAGCCGAAGTCACCTTCTATTTTGTAGGATGAATACTCTTTAAACTTTCTTGTTGGCTGCTCAGAGTCAGCCTTGAAGCGAACAAAATAAGTAGAGTCCGACAGATTACTTCTAACCTTTTCAATATTCAAAAGGGTGCTGTCGGATGAATCGTGAATAACCTCTTCAGTAGATTCACCAGGATCAACTGTTACCTTTCTAAGCGTTCTTATTGGAACTGGTAAGTGAAGTATGTTATGGTTGTTTCCATCAACTGTAATTGATTTATCATCATAATACCCAAAACTTTGACCACAATATGTATCAATAATATTTCTTGCTTTTGACTCATAAGTATCAAAACTAGTAACTAGCGAATTTGCTAACTCAGGAAACTCTGCGTCAAAAAGAGCTTCGGTTGTATAAGGAGTGTACACATTAAAATATTGACTTTGTGTATATTCAGTACCTGAAACAGTATAACTAAACACGGCCTTATGAACGCCAGAAGAATTGAGAGTATAGATACCAGAACTTTGTTGACCATATGTAACGGTGTAGACACCAGAACTACTTCTTGTAGCAGAAGTATTTGCAGATACCGTATCACCAAACTCATGATAAAGGTCAACCTGCACGGCGTTCGACTCTGGATCCGACGGGAGTGTTAGTGTTAATGTTTTGCTGTTATTAATCTTTACTGAGTCCATATTGTTTCCTAGCAATCACATTCTTCGCATCCGCAGTCACAATGCTCTTCACATTCACAGCCGCAGTCACAATGCTTATGTCTCATATAAACCTCTTCATTAATTATATACCATATAAATGGCTAATTATCTTTTACCACCAAAATATTCAACAGCATTACCACTAGAAATAAGATCATCATTAAGACATTTTTGCATCTTGTCATCAGAATAAATTTTTGCTAAAATTCTGCCGTACTTTTCAGTCTTATCTTTGATTGTCTGTATAAATATTGTTTCTGACTCTTTTACCCAATTAAGAGTAAAATCTTTGGCTTGCAATCCACGTTTTTTCTCTTCCTCGTCAGAGGTTCTAGATTCTGGTGTATTCAGGCCATATAAACGAACTCTGACCTTATGATGTACATCGAATCCAAGATCAATCATAAGGTCAAGAGTATCGCCATCTACAATTTTTAAGACATCTGCTTGATAGAAGAATCTATCCATCAGAACATCTTGTCCCAAGTAACGGGTCCAACAACACCATCAGGCTTCAACCCATTAGCCTTCTGCCAGGCCATGACCGCTTGTTCTGTTTTTGATCCGAAATCACCATCAGGCTTAGCACCAATAACAGCCTGAACCAGTTTAACAGCATCACCCTTGGAACCCTTAATAACTGGCTTACCAGGGTAAGCAAAAACCATACCACCAGAAGGAGACATGTCTAGACCCTTGGTTGCAGGAGCAGGAGTTATCTTAGGAGCAGGAGCACCTTTAGTGGCTGCAGCAAAAGCCTGAACATAGTAATCAGCGTTATCCGCATAGGCCGGCGCAATTTCTACATGAAACCAGTCCCCGCCAGGCGCTGAGCCGATTGTCGGCTTATCGTATACACGCCATGACGAACGATCACAACGCCAACCACGACCAAATGGGCCGGGGAAATAATCATGAATTTCTTCAATCATAAAAAGTTCAGCGTTAGCAACCCAAAAGTCAACGACTTTGAGAGCTGTGTTATAATCACCAAACCCTTTCGCACCAGACTTACGCCAAGACATATCAGCAGCCCGGCCAGTCCCATGAACTGACGGTCTGGCTTTAACATTTTTGTTGTTCATGTTTCGAACAACCCATGAACCATTATTCCAAACTCCGTTCCCAAAATGAGCAGAAGTTTGACGGATGAATTCCTCCATCCCAGCACGCTTTCCTGAAGCATTGCCGTCCCATCCAGTATAAGATCTTCCCATAATTATCAACTCCTTTATATAATTATATTTTACGCTTTTTGGGCTTTTATGTAAAGATTAGTCCTTTTTAACAGGGGCGGCGTTAAAGACTTCATCAACTTCTTCAACAGTTAAAACACCATCCCCAACATATGCTCTAGCCAAACCTTCAACAACATTTGCGACACCAGCAATGCCGGCCATCAAAGCGGCCTGCCACATGTTGATACCTACTATTGTTCCAGTGCCTATCATTCCAAGGGCGGTCATAACGAAATAGGCAAAAACTCTTGTTGAAACCTTTTTAAACATTAATAAACTCATATCTTTCTCCTAAAATCTTCTTTAGCAGTATCCCTGCCATATAGAATAAATAAGCCTATGGCGATAAATAAAATGCCAAGCAAAAATACATTCAAAGAACTAGATCCAGTTTTGGGCAATTCAAAAACTTCTTCTTCTATTGGCAATGTTGTCTCAACAGGCATGTCAATACTCGGTGCTGAGGTCGTGGAAGTTGTTTCTACTGTAGTAGTCACATAGGTAGTCTCAGGTATATACACGGGGGGTGTATAAGATTGCTGAGGTTCTGTCGTAGTAGTCGTTTCCTCAACCGGAGGTTCAGTCACAGGAGCCTGCGTAGTTGTCTCCTCTATGGTTGTAGTGGGAGCCTCGGTGGTCGGAGGAACAGTCGGGGCATCAGGGTTATTTGGAGCAACAGCACCAAATGGTTCATCATTTTTCATTGTCCCGCCAGGTTGACTATCAACTAAAAGGACCGGAGATAAGGCCATATCGTCTAAGTTAAATACAGCAAAACCAAGAAGATATTCTCCATCAGCAGAAACTTCATAAGTAGAGATTTGCCAACCGGTCGAACCATATGTTCCAGTCGAGTAATCTCCAGTACCAGGGTTGGTAAAACCAAGCAAAGCATATTTTTGTTCTTGATTATTTACAGTAACTATTGCAGATGAAGAAGCATCAACAGGTGTTAACGAAGTTATAGAACCATCATTAAAAGGAACATAATCAGTTCCAATATAATTCCAAGACATTGTATATACAACACCAGCACTAAGAGTTACATTTTTTGTAATCCAAGCAGCATCTTCAGGTCTTCCAGAACCCCATCCACTAGCGGCGGCCTGTGATGCCATGAGTGTTTTTAAAGAATTATTTTCATCACTAGACAAGCCTAAATTAGAGATTGCTTGATCAAAAGTTGATTGATTTTTTGGTTGCAATGCAGCAGCGTATTGACCATATGGAGAAAATTTCCATACAGTAGGTAAAGTAGGCGGCTGATAGTAGTCTGTACTATCATCACCAATTTCATTACCGGCTGGTGCATTAAAAGTTACTTCTCCATTAATAATCGTAACGCCAGTTCCCTGGCCCGTTATCACAGATGACAAAGAACCGGTTTGAGCACCTATATTCCAAGCAGAAAAATCACCTGATTCAAGATCTGTTCCAGAAATATTCTCAGCAGACACAGATGCCGGAATGAGAAGCAGAAGACCTGCTATCAAAGCATATTTTATTTTATTCATCACTATCCTCCTTTATAAAAAGAAGTCCAATGAAATGTGCAGCAAGACCAATACCACTTATCCATAAAGCATATTTCAAAACTTCTCCAGACATTGTTATAAGAACCAAGGCGGTTCCAGCAATTGTCCATATCAATGCATAAGATTCTTTAAAAAATCTTTTAATTAAATTTTTCATTATTTTCTCCTTGAAGCCATCACTGGGGCTGGCGCAATCATGGTGACCGCCGCTACAGCAACAATGACTCTTCTTTCTCCAACTGTGATCTTTGATCCGATTGCGACATACGAATCAAACTGACCACCAAATATATTTATTTGACTCTCAAATTCTTTCTTAACATTTTCTGGGGCAGCAGAGAGTTGTTCTGCTAAAGCCTCAGCCTGCTCATCTGACAGTTCTTCAACATCAATAGACGAAATCAATTCTTCTACCTGATCATTCGTTAATTGCTCAAGAACTTCAGCACTAAAGACTTTATTAATTTGCTCAGTTGTTAAATTGTTAACTTCAATATTCTCAATTTCTGCTACGATTTCCTCAGCAGTAACTTCCTGTTCTGGCTCAGAAATCGGCTCTTCCTCTGGTGTCTCCACAGGCTCCTCAGGCTCAGAAGACTCCTCAGGTGGCGTGGAAGGCTCTGGTTCTTCTATAGAAGGCTCAGAAGGCTCCTCAGGGGCCTCTGAGGGCTGTTCTGGCTCAGGTTCTGGCACTGGCTCAGGTTCTGGTTCGGGGGTAGGTTCTGGCTCAGGGCTGGGTTCGGGTTCAGGCTCTGGAGTGGGTTCAGGCTCTGGAGTGGGTTCAGGATCCGGTTCAGGGGTTGGCGCAGAAACCACCTCTGGGGCTGGGGGTGGGGGTGGTGGAGGGGGAGGAGGCTGAGTTGTTGTCGTTGTAGTCGTGGTTGTAGTAGAAGTCGTCGTAGTTGTAGTAGAAGTAGTGGTGCTTGTAGTAGTCGTAGTATCAGGGACAGTTGTTGTAGTTGTAGGTGGTATTAAAGGTTCATTTGTATACCAAGAAGATGGAACAATATCCCACACCCCTTCACCAACATAGTAGTTAAGGAAAACATTTGCCCCACCACCATTCT